AAATACTCAACTGTATCTGTGTACCCGTTAAATTTATATCCACCGTTTCCAAAGTTACGGCTCATATCATAATCAAAACTTTTTCTTTGCTTATAAATCTTTTGATATGGCTTTACGTGTTCATATCCGTCTTCTTCCAATTCTCTAACTCGTTTAAGTAATTTAGTAAGGTTGTAACCTCTAACCGGAATTGGTTTACTTGTATCTCGGTTATGTTTATTCCATTGAAAACTCATCACATCACGTCCCTTTCGCATACCGCTATGTCGCCTTGAATTTTGATTATTTTATATCCTGGGTAGCGATCGGGAGTAATGTACTCAATCGCCTTTGCTTTTGCTTCCTTTTCATTTCTTACGCCCTTCCACACCCAAGAGGGCAAAAGTACATGAGATTTGTTATCTTCATTAATGAACATCTTTTAGCCCTCCTTTTTGGTTATGTCTTAATGCGCCCGGTTTGCTTATCAAAGCCTTTCCTCTATACCCCCGATAATATCTGGTAAAAACAGTCCCTTTATTTAGGGAATAGCGTTCCACTATTTCGGGGAGTGTTAACATTTCACCATCAATATCTACCTGTATAGTGTTTCGTTTGTTTCTTTGTTGAAGTGATTGAGGAATCCATCTACAATTGCTTGGCGAGTAATCCCCATCAACATCTATGCGGTCTATTGATAAATCATCTTTATAACCGTTTTTCATGGCCCACCAATAAAAGTTATCGTAACTTTCTAGCCATTCATCACAGACTCTGATTCCTCTTCCGCCGTAATGTTTATAAGCATCAGTATTAGGGTTAGAGCAACGTTGTTTCATACCATCAAATATTTTATTAAGTCGTTTGTTGTATTTTTTTCCTTTAGATCTCGCTTCGCTAAGAAGTCTCGATTTTTGGCATCCGCAACTTTGAACGATTCCTTTTTCTAAATGGTGTTTTAGGAATGATTTTTTGTTGCCACATTCGCAGACACACTCCCAAAAACTATTTCCTTTGTATTCAATTGCTGTTAGAAATCCGAATTTCTGGTTCGAAATGTCTTTACGTTTACGTGACATACAATTTCACTCCTTATCCTGCTTGGCTATACTGTTTTTCCCAGCCCATTAGTACTTCAATTGCTTTCGATGCTACCTGCGAGCTAATCTCGCTTAAGTTGTCAGTTCCGATGTTGCCTTTCAATGTATCCTCAATCGTTTGTTTGTCAGCTTTCGCTAGAACTGAAATGTGCGCTATCTTAGCATGTATCATCTTCATTTGTTTCTCAGATGCTTTACCATTACCACTGTTACCTTGTGGCTTACTTGGAGCTTGTCCACTGTTACCTCTAGGTTTAGGCTTGTCCTTCCCATAAGTAGCGCCGTTACCATCATCATCTTCACCTGTGTTCAAGCTGAGGAATGCAGCTAACGAATATCGTCTTGCGTATGTGATGCAACTCCCTACTGCTTGCGGATCATTTTTCACTGGCTTCATTGTTAGTTCATCTGATTCTAGCCATTCACCACTCTCATGTAGGAGAAGTGTTTTTAACGTTACGTTTTGACCGTCACCGCTTGGGATTTGCATAATGCTTAATCCGTGTTTAGAAAGGATTGGTCTAATTTCATCTATAATCGTGTCTAGCGTTGCGTAATTGTTTTTAAAGAAAGGATTGTCTGCATCTTTAGCGATTTTGTTAACTTCTGAATTGAACTTCACTAATGCTTTTGCTAGTTCAGTAATCGTTTCGCTCTTATTCATCGGATTCTCACGCCTTCACTCTGACGTAATGTAATTCCATCCCACTGCATTCCATCCTTAACCGCTGCAAGTAATGACTTTTTATCAACTTTTGCTGGTTGCGGAATCATGTATTCCGGAGGAACTACTGCATCTTCTGCGATATCTAAGCTTGCTGGGTTCTTTTGAATACCTACTGTTACAATTGTTCCTTTGATACGTTTTAAATCAGTTGCTGTCATTTGTTGATACAAGTAATCTTTTAAACTCTTACAATTGTTTTCTATTGCCTTTCTACGCTCTGCCAGGCGTTTTTCTTCTGCTTTGATAGCATCTACATCAGCTTCAAGGTTACGAATTACTAACGCTGTGTTTTGTACTTTATCCTGGATACTTTCCTCAATCGCTTGTAATGTATCTGCTAATGCCGATGGATCTACACCATCCTCAATCATCATTTGTAACTCTCTATAATTAAAAGTAAGTTCATATAATTTCATTTTTATATCCTCCTAGAACGGCATTCCGCCATATGGTTTATTTGTTAAAACCGTAATTACATAGTCGAGATCTAACTTCTTCACGATGTCTTGTTCCTTTTCAGACATTTGTTTTAAAGTTTCGATTGCACGTTCTACTTGTTTATCTTTAATTTCAATCATTTTTATGTCCCTCCATTAAGTTGATAGCTTGTCCTTGTGGTTTATCAAAAACAACTTTTAATGGTTGAAACATCATCGATGAAAATTGAAGCATTTCATTTTGCTCACTCGTTAGTGCTACTGGATATAGCACTCCATCCTTGCAATACATCAGAATTACGCCATCTTTCATTTTCACATTCCTCCACTTAGTAGTTATTTACTTAGAAGAAATGACCGTGTTATAATAGAGGTAGGATATTGAGTCATTTCTTCAAAAGAGTCGATTATTAGGCGTAGTCGGCTCTTTTTATTTTGTTTTGATGCTTTCACGCATCGGAATATCCAGGAACCCATTTACTAGGTGGGGGATACCGTTAGATTCCTGAATATTCCGACAAGCGAAGGCTTGTCCTATTTAGCTAGAGTGATAAACTCTTTATGCATTTCCTCAACCTTATCTGCGCTGTTATGTATCCCTCTAGCTCGTAAATCCTTTATGATCCATGCTAGTTTCTTTTGTTCGTATTCATCACGCTGCTGTTTATTTGTCATCTCTTGACCATCCTGTTTTCTTGTCCCAGACATCTATTCGGTGCGCCAGGTATACAAATATACATATTGTCGCTGATACGATTGCCAGTGCTAATGTACTTTCCTCCATCATTTAAACCGCCTCCTGATTTTGTTCTTTCTTCAGTCGGTCTATGATGTAGGCTTGTCCTTTTGGTGTTACGTATGTTGTTGTCCATGTGAATGCTTCACCATTTGGTTTCTGTTTAACACCTTGTGCGATTTCAAAGTATCCTTTTTCAACAGCTGGCTGAGTCGGCTCAGTAGAACGCTTGAACATTAACTCCCATTCTCTAAGTTTTGCGAATAACTGACGTTGACCAATTTTTATTCCTTGTTTTGTCGCTAACTTTGCAACTTCACTAACTTTCAGTGTTTGCTCTGACTGCATACACGCTTCTGCGAAGACTACCAATGGTTGTTGCTGTACGATTTGTTGTTGTGCTGCTGCAAGCTTTTCTTTCTCTTCTTTTAATTTAGTGAGAAGACCGATTGCAAAGTCTGGATTTGTTACCGCTTGTTCCAGGACTTGATCTGTCATGTATGCTCCATGCTTTCTAATAGAAGGAAGTACTTCGCTTGTTACCCACTTTTTGAATGCTTTCGCTTGTGGTTTGCGACTTGTCATGATCAATGAGTAAAGACCGCTTTCGTTGATGATATTTGTATCTTGCGGTCTTCCAAGTGAATCAGCGACCTTCATACTGTGAAGCTCATCTTCATCTAAGCGACTTAATGATCTAGTTGCATTTACGATTTCTAATACATCACACACATCTTTAGCTACAAACCAAACATCTTCACCTTTTACTACCGTTCGAACTTGTCCAAACTCTTCATTATTGAAAACTTGTAATTGGTTCATTTTCTTTCCTCCCTATCCGATAAGTTTCGTATCTTTGATACATTTTGTATCATCAAAGTCATTAAAAATGTCTGGGAACAATTCTGTTGCCCTGACACCGAAAAAACTTTGATATGCCTTCATTGTCTTGACGCTAGGGTTCCTTTCACCCTTTTCTACCTTACGAATGAATATTGTTGATAAATTTAGAGCTAAAGCCAATTCTTCTTGTGTTAAATTCCTTGATGCACGTTCATTTATAAGTCGTTTCCTCATTTCATCACCTACCGTTTGATACGTTTTGTATCGTTAACTGTAGTATAGTTGATACATTATGTATCGTCAACCCCTTTTGATACATTTTATATCTTTTTTAATAAAACTCTTTAAAACGATACATTTTGTATCTATAATGAGGATATACTATTAATAATTGACACGGTGCGAGAGGGGATTTATTAAAATGACATTTGGAGAAAAGTTAAAAGAGTTGAGAGGCAGCAGGACTCAAGAAGAGGTTGCTAAAGGTATTGAAATATCTAGAGCTAGATATTCTCACTTCGAAAACGATCGTAACGAACCAGACTTACAACTAATACAGAAAATAGCTGATTATCATAAAGTAACTACAGATTACCTATTAGGACGCGCTGAAGATTCACGTTTAACAAAAGAAGATGACGAGAAAGCAACAGAAATGGCCAAGAGACTTGAAAAGTTAATCGCGGAACTAGAGGATTCGGAACAAGATAAAGCATTAGAGCACTTAGAAATGTTTGTTCAATACCAAAAAGCAAAAAAATAGTGGTAAATAACAAAAAGACTACCAATCGGTTAGTCTTTTTTCTTTTTCTTTATTCTTCTTTGTATGTACTTGATACAGCTGACTGTAGTAATTCCTCTACATCATCGTTACCGCTTTTTAATAACCACTCAATTGCTGCCTGTTTTAATAATTGCTCTTTTGTCATTTCAAATTCCCCCTGCATCCTCTTTATAGTTTGTGAATTTTTCACAATTGGTAAGTGTTTTTCGATTTCGGCAAACACTTACCAATCTCCAGAAACAGCGAATGACATCGCCATTTTGACGATGTCATTCATATATAATATATTAAATTATTTATTCATCAAATTTGTTTTATATCAACCGGAACCAGTTCCAGGATCAACCATCTTATATAGTACCGGAGCTGTTGAAGCTTCTTGTTTAGGTGCTTCCTTTACTGGTGGATTCAGTAAAATCGCTCCAACTAATAGTAAAGCTGGTACTACTTTAAGGATTTTACACATAAAATACCTCCTTAATTTGCTAAGTATATTATACCATATTTACTATATTATCCCTAGGTTTTTCTTCGGTAATTGGGAGTAAAAAATATTACCTAATTGCTCGAACTTATTTAAAGACTCCACAAATAATTTTTTATCATTTTTTGCTAAAGCTAGATAATATAATTGAAATGCAGATAGCTCTCCATTTTCCTCTTTGAGACGTTCTAACATCCGGATAGCTTTTTCATTATCCCCTAATTGAATTTCTAAATAAGCTTTCTCAGCTATATGGATCGGATGAACATTATTTAATCCAACTTTCCACATTATTTTCAAAAATTCAATCGTGTTTACCATCATATCGTTACGTAAACTCATACGAGCGTTAAGTTTCTTCTCTAATAGTTCAATTGCTTGGTTAATATAATACGTTGCTGTTTCAAAACTTTCAAAAGTGTACGATTCTCCTAAAGTTCCATATGCAGTAGCTACGATCATCGGAAACCGTCGTCGTAACTCTTCCCTGTTTATAATTTCATGACATGTAGTTCTTGCTTTTTCCACTTCACCTGACATTAACAGTCCTTGAATCATACATTCTTTAATTTTGTATTCAAAGGAGAGTTTTAAATAAGGATCTGAAATTGAATCCACCTCTTCCAATAAGATAGCAGCAGTATCATTCAGCAATTTGAAATTCCTTCTATCAGCTGTTGCAAATAACGATAAGATTTCAAATAAAATTTGCATTTCGGTTGTAGATAACTTTATTTCCTTCTTTGCCTGATGTAGTCGTTTTTGTAATTTCTTCCCTGACAATTCGCCCTTATTACGTAAGTAAATTAGTTCATAAACATAAGCCCATTCACGATTATCTTTATCATGAGATACTTTTTCAATGTCGATCAATTGTTTTAATAATTCCTGTTCACCATGCACAGCGAGATAATCCATCGCTAACCTCTTATTGATTGGTTTATCTGTCTGAGAAAAATATCTTTCGCAACACATTCTTCTTGTAGTTACATCGTTGGGGAAAACTTCTTTTAATAATTCACCAAAAGTATTAGACCTCATTTGAGACTTCCCATTAAGGAAATTAGAAATGGTAACATGTGTTGTGTTGATCTGTTTTCCTATTTTACGAGTGCTCATTCTGTGAAAACTGATTTGATTTGAAATCTTATTTAATACCTCTTGCACAGTGCTTGTCCTCCTTGTGGACAAAAGACACGTAAACCCCAATTTGTTACATATAAAGGAAAACGCGCCACTTTCAATCTAAGGTGTGTTATAATATGTATGTACAAGATCCGCGACAATGTTCCCTAGCTGGCTTAGGGGGCAGTGTAAGAGTGCTCCAACACTACTTACACCGTGGGTCTTTTTTCACGTCCGTTTATTTTATTTGTTTTCATAATACCACAAATTTCCCAATATTCAGTCGTGCAGTTATCAGACAATTGTTGAGAAAGTTGAGAAATCGCTTTAAATCAACGTTTCTTAAATCATCTAAAAATAAAATATGCAATTTTGCATTTAGACGTTTGAAGTATCCACATGCATATTTTACCACTAAACAAACATTTGTTCTATACATATTTATCAAGTCCTTAAAAATACCTAAGTCACTTAAAAAAGTCAGATTATCGACCAATTGTGGTATAGTGATAAGGCGATTATTATACTCAAACTATGAAAACTACAGTCGGACAAAACATTAAACAATTAAGAAAGTCTTTCGATTTAACGCAAGAACAATTATCTGAAAGAACGGGTTTATCACGCGGACAAATCAAAAATTGGGAAACTGATCGTCATGAACCTGATCTTGAAAGTTTAAAGGTACTTGCGTCGTTTTTTAACACCTCCACAGATGCTCTTCTTAACTTCGAGAATAGGAAAGAAGATGCGTTACTAGGTTTACTATTCAATGATATCCAAAGAGCTTATGAGGAGCTCGATGGACGTCAGCAAGGTCGTTTTGCAAAACAAGTTTCATTGTACGTGAAAATGTTGCAAAACAACAAGGATATATTGTGATTTGATTTCATGATAAAAGAAATCATTTCCATTTGCTAGAGGTAAAATTTTACATAATTTTACCAATCCTACCAAGAGAGCCACTCGGTTCTCTTTTTTATTTGCGTTCGACAAAATATGACAATATTCGAATTAATTGTTTGCTATGATAAGTTCGGAAATCTTACATTTTACATAACTGGAGGAAACAATAATGAAAAAACCGTTCTACAAAAAATGGTGGTTCTGGGTTATCGTTGTTATCGTAGTACTTGGAGCTTATGGTAATAGTACTAAGGATAAAGAAGAAACTAAAACAGCTTCTACCGAACCAAAACAAGAAGCAAAACAGGAAACAAAGAAAGACGAACCTAAGAAGGAAGAAGCTAAAACTGAGCCTAAAAAAGAAGAACCTAAAAAGGAACTTTCTAAAGAAGGCGAATCTTCTAAAGTTAAAATCGCTGTAGGTTCTGTTGAATCAACAGATTCAGTAGGTGGCCAATACTTAAGCGAAAAAGCGCAAGGTGTGTTTAAAGTAGTGGAAATCTCTATCACTAACAACCAAAAAGACGCTATCACTGTCGATGCTAACAGCTTCAAATTAGTTGATAATCAAGATCGTGAATTTAAATATTCTACACAAGCTCAAACGGCTTTTGATGTAGGTAACGGCGGTAAATCTGATTTCTTCTTAAAACAACTTAACCCTGGACTAACTCAAACAGGAAAAATCATTTTTGATGTTCCTGCTGACGCACAAGGCTTAGTTTTAAAAGCTCGTGGCGGTATGATGGGTAAAGAGATTAAGTTAAAAGTAGAATAGTTGAAGGCACTCGAAAGAGTGCTTTTATTTTTTCTCAATCTTCTAACATTCTATAATGTGATATAATGATATTGGATGAGAATCCAACACTCATATTATTAAAATTAAAGTGGTTATCAAGTCGGAGGAAGGCACCTTAGGGTGTCTTTTCTTTTTTCTCAATATAACAACTTTAAAAATATGATATTATTTTTATGCAAAGTCCCTTTTGTGCAATGAGATAGTAGTACCCAACCCAAAACCCACTGTTACGAATATTCAATGGGCTTTTCATTTGTTTTTACATTTGTTATAATTTCCTTAAAGGTATTTCAATGTTTCTGTACGTATATAATAAAAGAAGAGATGCGTCAACATCTCTTCAAGTAACTGCTACCGCAAGGTGAGTAGTTGCGACTAAATACTACTTTTTAGATTTAGAAGACTTCCCACGCTTGCGAGGCTGACGGGTGGTCTTCTTCTTTTTGTTTTTAGAAGTAATCTTCTTAACTACGAAAACCACAAGTTCTCGTACAATCGTCTTAATTACCTCTAATACTATTTGAAGAAATAGATCCATTGGCTACACCTCCTTCCCTCATCAAATGAGAAAAGGACAGTCGTAACCTCCCACCCTACAATATACAGTTGTTCTTATTCTATCATACTTGTACAAGCTCACCAATATAAAAAAGCCCACCTATTTCCGTAGGTGAGTTCCATGTGATTTTGCACTTGTGCACGATTGATTATAACAGAAACCCTTAATCTTCAGTAGACCTCTATAATAATAATTTCACGTACTATATCTGATTAATAAAACCAAATTCGGAAATAAGGACTAGTATAACATCTCCACCATAATAAAAACCCCCTAAATAGGAGGTTTAGGAATAACACAGTACTAGGGTGCATATAACTTTGCTTTAAAGGGACAGGGATGTCCGCTTTTATATTTCTTTTCTTAGACGACGTAAATGCCTTTCCGAAATGCCCATTTCTGCTGCTACGGACTTCCATTTTGGCTTTGGATTTTCTGCGATCAATTCTTTTAATTTAGCTAGCTGATTATCAGTTTGTCTTGCAGTTTTTTCTTTATGTTCTTCTAAGCTAACAGAACCACGGGTTTTTCGCTTTCTTAGCTTGTCCCTGTGTTTACTTTCCTCTGAATCAATTAATGTATCCATCAATTCAAGTTCTTCTTTTGTTAATTTTATGTCTAATTTTCTAAAAATCGTCTCTGTTTTCATTGGTTTAATTAAATTTGACGCTAATCCTCGCATCGTAAACCCATTTTCCGCAAACGCATCGAAAAACTTTATAGCATCTCTATACGCATCTTTCACTGTTCTTTCTACTTCTTTTTTCGTTTGCGGTTCTTTAAATTTATCATTTATCTGAAACGTCATTTCTAACGTCGCTATTTGGTTTTTAACGATCAAAGCTGTCGTGAAGGCGTAAATGTATGTCATGTCGTGTCTATGCTCTATTTCGCCATTTCTGAGCGCCACAATCTTCTCTAAATCAGATTTCCTTTTTGTATTTAAACTATAAAGGTTCATTACCCCTTTTTGAGAAGGTAGTGTTGAAATTGACCCTTTTTTACGTGTAGCAGTTCGTTTCGGTTGTCTCTTCTTTTCTAAAGGTGGTACATAATCATATAACTCTTGTAGATCGTGTTCGCGTCTTGTCCAAATTTCAAGTTCTATTTGCTTTCCAGTTTTGCTATGCGTTGTATATGGCATGCGCAGGACCCTTGAAAGATCGCTACATGATCCGTCTGCACCTAATGGCATCAACATTTTTATGAAGTGGTTTGTTATGTATTGAGATAAAAATGCCATTTGTGGAGCTGCGCCACCTTGTACAGTGTAAATCAGTTGCATTCCTCGACCATACATAACTAAATTAGGACAAGGAAGCGTCCCTTCTGCAATGAAATCTTGTAAGTTTTGAATCACGTATTCTTTTGAAATATCTAACTTGTAAAAATCTAAATCTACGCCGATATTCCGTATTTGTTTTAAATCTGTCGCTTTCCTGCTTCCAAATACAAAGCTATTCAAAGACAGATAAAAATCCTTATTCGAAGGATTAGACATATTTGAAAGAGTTTTAATGTCGTTCGTGCCTATCCATAATTGTTTCTTCTCGCTACCGCTTAAATCTAAAACGGCTATATACCCACTCTTTTTATGTTCTGACAAGTAGCATTCATGCCACTCATCAATGAACGATTCCTGGTGTTTCCTTATAGCTAACACAAATAGACCTCCTTAGAGAATAAAAGGAAGTCACACAAGAGTATAAAAGTATTTACCTTATTGTTTAAATTTGATATCATAGAGACATAAATTAATTAACAACAGGGTATACACCTTGTGTAACTTATCAGAGAGTCTTAAATCCAAAGTTTGGTCGCGGAGGATTTAGGGCTCTTTCTCATTTATTCGATTGATTTCTACAACAATTGTAATACAAGATTCATAGAGATACAAGGAGAAGGAAGATAAGCGCGAAGCTTGTCTTCTTTTTTTGTTGCTGATAAAACTTTTAGGGAGGATTAACGAATCTTAGGGAGGACAAGCCTATGTCTTCCCTACCTCGCAACATGCATTTTTATTAATATTGCGAAGTCTTTGCGATGCCCTATAACCTTGCAAACCAATAATCAATGATTAACCAATAATAAAATTAGCGTTTTTGGTATATTTCATTGAATTTAAACGTAAGTATCTGTTAGAATCAAAAATATCAATGATTAACCATTGGTTTTGAAAGGGGAATATATATGCTATTAGGAAATCCGTATGCGATTGACTTAGGAAATGGTTTTACAAAGCGCGCTTCAAAGAAAAACAAATCACTAGAGGCTGATGTTATTACAGAATTATCGGTGTTAGCGCCTGTTGATGACTACTACAACGAAGCTAGTTTCACAAAAATTGAATTAACGAACACCGACTTCCCTTACTACATAGGAGAAGAAGCTAGAAAATCAAAACTTCCATTAATTCGCGCGCTTGGCGAGAACAAAGCAAAACGTTATGAGGATCCAACATTTAAGAAACAGCTATTCGGATTCATTGCAAAAGACTTTAAGAAGAACATTACTATTCCGTTACTTGTTACCGGTCTTCCAGTATCTCACTTCGGTAATCAACGCGAATCAATCCGTAAGGTCGCTATGGAAGAAACAGCAGTAAAAGTAAACGGTGAATTAATCACAGTTAAAGTAAAAGAGTGTTTAGTAATCCCACAACCAGTAGGAACACAATATTACCTGGTTAAAAAAGAAATTATTAATAAAGAAGATCGTATCCTTATCATTGATGGTGGATTCGGTACATTCGATGTTACTGATATGTCTGGTAATGCTGTTATCGACCGTTTAGGAACTGAATTAGGTTGCGAGAAAGCATTCATGGCTATTGAGCAAATCGTACGCGATAACATTGGCGAAACACCTGATTTAAGCGTTTCTAACATGCACTATATCCTTGAAAATGGCTATAAGTACAATGGCTCTCTATACGACTTATACACTCATAAAGATGTAGCTGAGAAAGTAGATGAAGAATTACAACGTCATTTCGATTCATCATTACGTGAAGTTTCTCAAAAATTCAACTTAGCTGTATACGATAAAATTGTGTGGACTGGTGGAATGGCCGCGCTTCATAAAAAGCGTATTGAAAAGAAAAAAGAGCAATTCCCTACATTTGCGGTTCTAGAAAATGGTCAAGAAGCTAACCTATTAGGATACTACTATTTAGGATGTGATGTCTTTGACAAACTTACAAAAGAAAAAGCTTCAAATTGAGCTTAACCCGAACAATGATAAGGTTCTTTATAACTTTGTAACTCGTTTAGAGGAACAAGGTAAAGGACAAAAAGGTTACGTAAATAAGCAAATTAAAAAGCGATTAGAAATGTACCAGGTACTTGCTGAAGTTGCTGGTGAAGAAGATCCACTTCAATTAGTTAAAAAGTTACTAATCAATATAAATACTCATGGCATACAGAACGATGCAGGAGAAGATGAGAAGCCTTCTGAAGAAGCTGTAGATAATGCTATGGATTTACTAGATAGTTTGGGTAAGTGGTAAACAATTATTTAAAGAAAATAACCCTCCTTCCTCTCTCTCAACGATTTTTCATGGAATATTGGAATTACGGAAAAGTGTCCCTGAGATAAAAGAGAGGGAAGAGGTGAATTTTCGAAAGAGGGGAGCTTCATGAGCAATGTTAACCCTATGTTTGAACCTTCCAGAAAATCTACTACTATAACAAACCAACAACCTCGTAAAACTCGTTCTGATAAAAAGAAAGATGTAAAAATCCCCGTAAATGAAATGCAAAGACAACTAATAAGATCCTCAGCATTTCAACAAGGAATAACCACTACACAATACATGTCTAAATTAATCACAGAACATCTAAACCTATCTTATATTGCAGAAATACACAGTTATGACTATATTGATACCAAAAGATATATACATGCAAAGCTAGATCAAGAAGTTCATAAAAAACTTGTCCATCTCGCTATAGATTGGGGAGTATCGCAGCGATGTGCTGGTGCAAGGATACTCTGTTTCGCTTTAAAAACAATGTGAAATATATAAAAGCCCACTATTTATTAGTAGGCTTTCGTTTAGAAATTAAATCTTCAAGTGCTTCATCTAACAATTTGCTCATCGGAATTTTTGTTTCATCTGATAATTTCTTTAGTTGTTCGTATAAATCCATTCGAACTGCATTAGATAATGCCTTGCGTGTTTTTAATCCACGATTTTCGCTCATAGTTATCACCTCTAAGTATATTATAAACTGCATTTTGACAACTTGCAATTGAATGTAGTTGAATGTATAATATATTTAAGGAGGTGAAAACAATGTTAGTTAATAAAGCATATAAATTTCGTATCTATCCAAACAAAAACCAAGAAATATTAATTTCTAAAACGCTAGGTTGTTCACGATTTATATTCAACCACTTCCTGGCGAAACGAGAAGAAGTCTATACCTCAGAGAAAAAACATCTTGGATACAATGAGTGCGCGAAACGATTAACTCAGCTTAAGAATGAACTCATCTGGTTAAAAGAAGTAGACGCTACATCTTTGCAACAATCGTTGAAATTCTTAGATGATGCATACAAATGCTTTTTTAAAAGGAAAAATAACTTACCGCGTTTCAAATCAAAACGCAATCCTGTTCAATCATATAAAACGGTTGGGAAAATAAAATTAAAAGAAAATCAAATGTTTATTCCGAAACTTGGTTGGGTTAGATTTTCCAATTCAAGAGAGATTGATGGGCGTATTCTTAGCGCTACAATCAGACGGAATAAAAGCGGAAAATACTTCGCTTCTATTCTTGTTGAATTAGAAATACAACCAATAGAAAAAACAGGTTCTTCTGTTGGTATTGATGTTGGATTAAAAGATTTTGCTATTTTGAGTACAGGGAAAATATTCTCAAATCCTAAATGGTTTCGTACTTTAGAAAAGAAGTTAGTTGATGCTCAACGTATTCTTTCTAGAAGACAGCAATTGGCTTTAAAAAGAAAATGTAAACTTGATGAAGCAAAAAACTATCAAAAACAAAAACGTAAAGTAGCGGTAATACATGAAAAAATAATTAATGCGAGAACAGACTACTTGCAAAAAATATCTACTGAAATCATCAAAAACCACGATATTATCGGTATTGAAGATTTGCAAGTGTCGAATATGTTGAAAAATCACAAATTATCCAAAGCAATTAGCGAAGTATCTTGGTCAAAATTTAGAACAATGCTTGAGTACAAAGCAAAATGGTATGGAAAACAAGTCATCGTTGTATCAAAAACTTTCGCTAGTTCCCAACTTTGTTCATGTTGTGGTTACAAAAATAAAGACGTTAAGAATCTAAACCTTCGTGAATGGGAATGCCCTTCTTGCGGCACGCATCATGACAGAGATATTAACGCAGGACAAAATTTAAAAAATGAAGCAATAAGACTTCTAACCGTAGGAACTACGGGGGTAGCCTACTAAGATAACTGAAGGATACTTTAGTGTTCGTAGGAATCTCTTGATTCGTAGGAGTGGTTCAAATAAGCGAAATACATGCATACGAATATAAAGACACTAAAAAGTACATCCATGCGAAATTGGAGCAGGAAACACATTCTAAGCTTGTCCAATTAGCAATTGAATGGGGAGTTTCGCAAAGAGCTGCAGCGACACGTATTTTATGCTTTGCATTACGTACTATGTGAGAGGTGACAGCATGTATAGTAAATACGATGTGATGACAAAAGAAATACAACTTATGAGCGCTAATAATTGGTGGGAACGAACTAAAATTGAATGGACATTAAAAGAGAAATATCGATTTGAGGTGAAGATGCTCAAAATTTACTTATTCCGAATGAATATCATTATTGAAGATATGGAAGAGGAAGATTATGAGTGTAACGCTAGTGATCTAGCCGAAATACTTGTTGAGGACTTTCTGGAACACATAAGGTCCAAAAATAGTATGGAGCAGCTGTATCAAATTTTAGAGAGTAAGAAACACTACACTGATTATGAATTAGAATTTAATGAAAATGATGAACGATATGGAACGATTGATGTAAAGATTGACAGAAGAACATTGAGAAGGATTGAAGTGTTTTTCTCGGATATGGCTCACACCTTCCCTATGCACGGATATACAGCTGACAAACTGATTAACATTCTAATGTGCGATTACATGAAGTACTATGCAGAAGAACCAGGAAAGAAGCTCTCTTTATTGAAAAGACGTTTTTCGTAAAAAATTGCCGACCATGCACCATTTTTAGGCCCCTATTTTTAGGGGTTTATTTTTTGTGCATTTCGGAAAGTACTGTAGATAACAATTTTCATAGGGAGTGAGAATAATGTGGAGGTTTCGTTCCAAGAGAACGCCACTAGGAAGGTTTTTAGATAAACATAGAATTGAACAGGAATGGCTAGTCAGGAAATCTGGATTAGGGAGAAATACTGTAGGAGATTTAGCGAATAAGCCAGATAGATCGCCCACAAGAAAAACAATGCAGAAAATATTAAAGGTGTTGAGAAAGTTTGATCCGGAGATTAAAGCGGATGATTTTTGGGATATGTAAAATAAGCCGCCCAATAGGACGGCTTTCATTGTTTACTTTTTAAAATACTCGTAGAACCATTTACCTTCAGGTCTAGTGTCCATCCACCAAGTAATTTTATCTAATTCAGCATTTGGTAACACTTCTGTTTGCAAATATGCTGTACCAGTTAATGGATCGGAAATAACTTGTCCTTTAGTTCCACGCTCAGCCATAGCATTTAATACTTCAGGAACCAATGAGACGCCAAATCCACCAGATTTAACATATTGATATCCACCATTAGAAACGTTTTGTTCCGGTTGATTCATTTCTGTAAACCAAGATAAAGGTTTGCTTCCAATTAACTCATTCAAATCGCACTTACCAATACCAGGTACATTTCCTGTTTCAGTATATTGCCAGATATCGCATGGATAAGCTGGTTTCTTTCCTCCATAGCGAGGGATCCATACAAAGTCACTCTTTACATTTGCCATTCCGAATGGAGCATACATATGATGGCCAACATACAAACCGACTTTTTGAGCACCTAATCGGCGTAGTTCATCAATAAACGCTTGTGTACCAGCTCTCATGTCCTCCATTGTTTTTACTTCTACATCTGCCACCCAAACTGTTGCGCTCTTGTCACCGCGATTCCAGAAGTCCTGTGCTTCTTTCTTTGCATCATTAATCGATACAAATCGGCAGAAAGCATAGTTACCAAAAGGGATACTATGTTGTTTCATAGCTTGTACGTAACCTTTGTATAAAGGATCCACATAATTTGAGCCATCTTGTACACGAGCAATAATAAAATCAATGTGTTGTTTTGCTACAAGCCAATTAATATTACCGTTCCATTTTGAAATATCTACAGTGTAACCCATTATTTATCATCTCCTTCGTTTTGATTATCAGCAAACCATTTACCCGCAGCAGGATTTGAAATAACACCCGCAGCAGCTAAAATGAACAAGATTACATCTACATATTCCTGATATCGTCCCAGATTAAAATGAGGGATAGTATCCATTAATACCATCCCTAACAAAGCAAATAGAGCTACCCATAAGCCACGATTTTTTAGTTTTTCTTTCATCATTATCCCTACTTTCCTGCGAACTTGAATAACGCTGTAATGGACCCAACAATAACTGCTCCAACAACTGTCGTACCTAACCAAAAAACTAATTTATCTAATCTATCCACACGCATATGAGCGCTTTTTGCTGACTGTTGCGCTTCAATTGCTACTTCTTTGACATTACCGAGTGTATCAAGCTTTGTTTCTACTCTGGTCAATCCAACAAGTAGTTCTTTCATATCATCGTGTTTTAATTCAGCCATTTTCCCACTCCTTTATTCAAAATAAAAAGCATGCTATAAGCACGCTTCTTTTTTTATATAAGTCATATTTTGTTTTAAAAATTACTCTCTTATTTATCGCCGAGTAATGTATACAGTAATAAATCAGCAATTATTTGTTGTCCTTTTTCGTTCGGATGAAAATTATCGTTGTTAATACTATTAAATGCAACACCCAAATTTGTTATGTGATAACTATAATAACTATACAAATCTACAAATCCTGTCTTATTTTCAACGGATAATTTTTTCACAATTGGATTTATATCGTTTTCTAATCGTTTATTAACTGAATCAGACTCCATTACTTTATTAGAAGTTCTTAATAATATTTGAGCATTAGTTTTCTGTTGTATCTGTTCGATTGTCCACTTGTATTTTGTTTCGAATTCTTCACTAGATATTTTTCTACCTACGTCATTTAATCCGGAATTTATAACAACTAAATCCGGATTGATACTAATAATCTTATCAATTCGTGCAGACATATCAATAATTGTATTACCACCAACTCCTGCATTAACAACATTAACTACATCCGAACCATAAGTGTTTTTCAAAAAGTCATTTATGATCGATACGTGACCAGGCTTCCCGTTTGTTTGGGAATTCTGTTCTGTTGTCGAATCACCCAGGAAGACTATAGTTGCTTTTTCTCCTTTATCTAGTTTTTCTATAGACTTTGTTTTAAACGGTATCAAATTTAGTTCGGTTCTTATTTCAGGAGATATTCGCTCTGAAATTTCTTTTTTAGATGCATTGATTTTTTCTTTTATTTCATCTTTTTTCTCTTTCTCTTCAACTTGAATACTACTTTTCGCTGCTTGAACATCAGCTTTGACTTTACCGTCATAATAAATTTTACTCACTATAATTGTTGCTAGAAACACAACTGTAATTAATATTGCACTAAACTTATTCATATTTTCCTCCTAAAATAAATCTATATACAAATATTAACCTATTAAAAGATGTTTAATCAATTTTTTCCTCCGATTCATCTATTGGCGGTGTAACTGGATCTGTAGTTTCCGTTTGTTCACCATTTCCTCCTGGTGGTTCTTCAGTTGTTGGCGGTTCAACTGGAACTGTTGGTTGCTCTGGTTCTGTAACTTCTTCTTTAATTAGAGAAACCTGCGAAACCTCAAATTTTTGATAAATATTCAAACCAATTATTACTGTGGTTACAGCAGAACTGTTTAATTGTGTATTTAAGAATTTAATATCAAAATCTTTTTCTACAGGAATTTCAACTGATTGTCCATTTTTTAATAGTACCTTTACTTTCTTTGAAGAATTATCCGTGGAATCTATAGGGACAACCACCCTTTTAATATCAAAACGAGCAAAAATGTTATCACCAATTAAAACAGTAGTAACCTCTCCATTGTTCAATTGCTGATTAAGTAATACTGGATTATAATCATCTGTTTGCACTACCAATTTTTCAGTTGCATTTGTATATACCTCAATTGTTTTCATGTAAACCCATCTCCTTTTGTAATTTTTCACTGTAACTAATGCTGCACTTATCATACATTCCTGCTGTACTTGAGCCTTTAATTGGTTCGTCCACAACCAGAGTAACATTCATGATAATTGGTTTATTTCCAACCAATCTCTTAATTAACCACTCTCTTAAATTTTTCATTTTAAAAAGTCCCTCCTACACGGCTCTGAATAAAAAGACGTGAAATAATGTTAGCATTTACTCTTCCTAATTTATCGGGTGTGATAGTGATAACGTGCCACTTGTTACGTTCTATTTTCCCTCCGCCATCTTTAGAAAGATAAGGAATAAGATTAATATTTTCAGCTGATATCGAATTAACCGGTACTATATTTCCATCAACTTTAATTGATACTTTACTTGGTTTTTCTGATAGCTTATAAATACCATGCGCAATATCGTGTACATGGTCGGGCAATTGAATTTCATGTATATGATCTTTAATCTCTATCTGGTGTACATGATCATTTAGTACTATTTGATGAGTGTGATCATTTAGGATTATCTGATGCACGTGATCATTTAATGTTATTTGGTGGCTGTGAGATGGCACAGAAAAATTATGACTGTGCGGTTGAATCAGTACAGAATGATAGTGATTTGGTAAATTTATCGCATGATTATGTGTAAAATAATCACCTGGTATTTTAATTTCATGCAGATGATTTCCCCAATTTTCACTACCTATACTGTTCTCTGGTACTCCTGACATTATAGAAAGCTCAAGAAAAGTTTTATGATCAGAAGTTGTTGATATCCCTCCGCCTGCACCACTTGTCTGGGTTGAACCGCCACCGCTCTCAGTGGATTTCGATACCCCACCTCCAGAAGTACTTGTACTAACTTGAGCTCCGCCTCCACCGGTCGATTGTACTGTACCTCCGCCTCCACCGGTCGATTGCACGGTTCCGCCACCTGCTCCGGTCGATGCTATAATAGCTCCGCCTCCGCCAGTCGATTGTACTGTAGCTCCACCGCCTTTTGTTGCCTTACCATATGACCTGAATTCTTCTGTTTCATATGTCAGTATTAGAGAATTTATATTCACCAAGTCTTCTGGTAGAAAGAATTTAATTACAGCTGGGTTCTCAGGGTCGCAATTATCGTTATAATCGTGCGAATCGATGTTAGTTGCACCTTGTGAATACGTCTCATTAATCTTTTGCCTACGCTCTAAATCAGCTTGTGTTGTACCTAAATCTTCAATAGGGTCTCCAATTTCTAAGCTCATATCAAGTGGATTTCCTGTAGTATTAGACTTACCTTTCTTCATTAAACGAACATCCACAATTCCTAATTCCTCATCATGAATACGCACCAATTTGCCAGACTCATATTTCTCTAGTTTGTATGGATCTATTAATTCATAATCGATAGCATCCACAGAATATGTAACCTTTGGTCTGCATTTTTTGTTTAAATCGGCTTGTGCTGAATTAAATAAAACCTCTGGATTTTCAAAACGTCTATCAACCCAAATTTCTTTTTCGATGCCATATTTTTCGATAATATGTGCGGGCGCTTCTATATACGGCTTCCCTGTTGGATTAACTTTAGTAATGTCTAATTGGTTAACCCCTTCACCATAACCCATAGGATAAATACGAGTAATAATACCTAATGGATCATCTACCCTTGTAATCCCTTTTAAATTTTTGCGATGACGAAGTTCACCAGTAATCTCAGTACTTGCTCTTTCTAAATTTAATGTCCAGGGATAGTTTTCTATTGAATCATCCCATGTCCATGCATGTTGTTCATCAAATGGTTTTGGAACACTAAAGATTGGACCTAATATTGTATTTTCGTGCTCCCAACTGTAATGAAAGTATCTAACAAAGTCACACTTACCTAGTCTCCAATGTTTAATTTCTTGCTGACTCAATAGATATTCAAGTACTTCTTTCGTTGTGTAATTTGATAATTGATGATAACGAAAAAGCACGTCACTTAGCAGAGTAGCTAGGACGTGCTCGCATTTATATGTGATTGTTCGATTGTTTTCGTTTTTCACAGTCTGTTTAGGAATAATACGAAACATTCCTATTCGTTTATCCTGGTCAAAGATTTCTAAGAAATCCAGTGCAATGATTTCATCATTTTTCGGATCATCTAAAGGTAATGAAAAAGCAGCTGTCCATATTGAATTGAACTGCTGCTCATAACTAATTTTAAAAGCATTTTCTAAATAAGCTTTTAACTGCATTTGTTTGTTGTATAGTTTTAACATTGTATCACCTCAATTCAAATAAAAAAGCGCACTAATTAGTTATTCCGAATGCCATCCAATTTAATCCTTTTTTAGCATCCGCAGAAGACCAATTCGGCTTGAATTTATCTGATTGATAGTCTGCGGATGACATGAAATATATTGGTTCGTAAGCTGGATTTGATATACCACCCCCACCACTTTGAGTAAGAGTGACATGATAACCACTCACAAAAGGAACAATTAGAGGGACATATCCGCCTTTATCACAAGATGCAAAGCCGCCCTGTATTGTAAATCCAGTTTGTTTATCTCGCATAGTGAAACCTGAATTATTGCGTGTTGTTGTAACGTTGGAACCAAACATGAGCATGTGTTGACCAATCTTCATATCAATACTTGCGGACCCTAGTATTCTAAACGCTCCAATATAAACATTGTAATTTGTGGAGCTAGGATTTTTTTGTGGAAGCACTTCAATTTCTAACACGTGATCTCCTATCGTTAACCCATTTTTTGTGTATACGTTATTCCATAACACTTTTGTAGAATACAAGTCATAACTTGATTCGATTACTGTTCCGTCTATCTTTATTTGAATTATCCCATGACTATTTGCTACAGTGTGATGGAATGAAATTCCGGTACCGTAAAACTTGACTGTAATTTTCTTCCCTACTCCTGCACGATTATTTAAATACCTTCCACCAGGAAAGTTAATTGCATTCGCATCTACACTTGTATCACCATAATTAAAATCAGTAACAACATTTGTATGATTAACATTTAATCCTTTTAAAGTGGTGATTCGATTGTAGTTTAAAGAGCCTGGAACAAAAAATTCTTTTAAAAAGTTATAGATTAATTCGTGACCTGCATCGTTAGGGTGAATCGCATCATAATAATAGTTCATCGCTTCTTCTTGGGTCATATTAAGCGACTTTTGATAAGAGAAATAATCGGCGAACACAACACCAAACTCATCACATAGTTTTTTTAATTCGTTATTAAATGCGATAAATGTTGGATGTAACTCATGATTTATATTACGTTGCATGTTCATCGTTCGGCAGAGAATATCTGTATCTTCACCACAAGTTGCGAACAAACCACCTATTATATTTCTGTATGCATTCATTGAATCTGAGAGTGGTACACTTTTGGATGAATCGTTAATTCCAGAACATATAACAATTGCATCTGGCTTATTACTCGCTACATCTTTATAAACACGTTCCCACATATCTAAAGCTGTATTACCGCCAACCCCTTTATTGATAACGGTAACTAAATCGCCATATCTTTCTTTTAACATGGTAGTTAATCGATCAACATGATTTACGGTTGCATAACTATTTTTCTCTGTCGTGCTATCCCCTAAGAAAACGAGTGTAGCCGGAAGACCTGCGTTTAATTTATCAAAGAATTTTTTTAACCCTCTCAAAGATTTTAATTGAGTAGCACTTTTAAAAAAATCAACTTGCGCTTTATCTAGTCGTTCTTTAAGGTTGTTAGAAGAAATTCCGAGAACGTCTACCCTAGCTTGTGCAGCCTCAACAGAAGAGTCCCCATTTACAACAAGTGTATCTAATTGTTTTTGTACATTATCTGCTTTATTAACAGCATTAGTGGCTGTATTTGTTGCAACGTTACTAATTGATTCGGCCTTAAATGATTTCTTTAATGCTTCATTTGCGTTATCAATCCCCATATTAATCTTGTAATAACTCTCACCAAGCATTTCTGTACCTATTAACTTAGGCGCATCAGCCATAATGTCACCACCTTATATATATTTAGCGCGGTATTTGAATGCAATGTTGATATTTAGGTTTGACCCGCCTATTGGTATTGCATTAGCGCCTGGCATTAACTCTAATTTTTCTAAGTTTCCTTGTAATTGAAATAAGAAATTCTGTCCATCTTTCAATACTGCGTATCGCTCTGCATCAAGTAAAAATGTTGAATTTGTAAAAGACCCCAAAGAAAAACGTTCACCATTTAAGGTGAACGTTAAATCATTAGCACTACCACTAATCTCTATAACAGGGCGTACAATTTGAAGACCATAATTATCTAAAGTCAAAGTTTGAGCGTTATTAACTGTATAAGATGCCTTTTTATAACTCATAGGGATATCAGACATCCAAGGAATCATATCTTGCCATCTTATGTCATTAGTACTCTCTAAAACTGAGTAAGCGTGTGGATCGTAAGCTGTTAAAGGTAATTCAAACTTACCCATACTAAAGAGTCGATTAATCGGTATATTACCGCTATACCGAACCATGTAGTATTTATCCGGTTCATAATCAAATATCAACTTTACTGTCTTCGGTTTACCGTACGGATCAACAAAAACAGCCATCACTTTTCTGATGGCTGAAGATAATGTTTCGTATTCATTTTTCACCTTTAAGTGGACAGGTAAGCGGAATTCTCTTACCCCTAATGAAGCGCCAAAATCATAAGCTCCATGCATCCCTGGTATAGCCATGATGCTATCACGGGTAGAGGGAGCAGCCGGGTTCTGGTGATTTCTTAAAAGTTGTAAATTGAGTTCGCTAATATGTTTTCCGTCTATTGTTAAACTCACAATTCTCCCACCCTTCTGCTTGATGCTTTCACGTATTTTCCTAGTTCTACTGCTAGCTTCTTGATATCTGCTTCTTCACGAACGATAAACGTAGCACCTTCAAGCATTCTTTCAAAATTATACGTGTTACCTCCACTTAAAGGAGCAGCGCTATTGTTTGAACCTGAATTCGAAGTAACCGCAGCATTTGAAGAACGAATACTAGGCATGATTAAACTAGCCAAATTATCTATTTGACCTAAAAGCGAATTATTACTTGTGGTAGCTGTTCCGATTGAAACACTTCCTACGTCAATTCCTTCAGAAAGTGAATCGAATGCACTCATAACAGTATTAGCCATTTTTCCAGCAGCGCCATATACCGAACTCCCCATAGATTGAATACCTTTTACAAGTCCTTGCCCTGTATAAATACCTAAATCCTTCATTACACGGGATGGAGAGTGAATGTCCAGAATTCCTTTTACGGCTCCGGAAATACTACTACCGAGATCTTTCGCTGCGGATACAGCAGAACCAATCATCGAACCAATACCATCTATTAAACCTTCAACGATATTTACACCGATTTCGAATAAATCTACATCACCTAATGAATCTAATAATTCACCACCGATTTCCACTCCTGAACTGAACACTTCGCCAAGCAAACTCAAAATACCATCGATTAAAGCGCCGATTAATTGTACACCCGCCTCAAGTAACTGAGGTAAATGATCGATTAGAACTTTTAACAATTCGGTCATTAATTTAATTGCTGCATCCACTAATTGCGGAAGAATTTTAATGATACCATCGATTAAAGCGGTTAAAATCTTAACCCCTGCATCAATAATCTGCGGTAGATTTTGTACGATTATTTCCGTGAATTTGGTGATTATCTGTATACACGCATCTACGATTTGAGGAAGCATTTGTATTACACCCTCAACTAATTTAACAAGCATATCCATACCCATCGCTATGATTTGTGGTAAGTTTTGTGTTAACACTTCAAGGAATTGAGTTATGATTTGCAATGCTGCATCTATTAACTGTGGTAAAGCTTGCATTATTCCATTCAGTAACGAAATTAATATTTGTATTCCCGCTTCAATGATCTGAGGGAGTAACGTAACAATCGCATTCATTAATGTCGTTATAATTTGCATACCTGCGTCTATGATTAAAGGTAAGTTTTGAATAATTGCAGTTACCAGTGTCATTAGTAAATTCATACCCAACTCTATTAATGTAGGTAGCAATGTAACTATTGATTGAATAAGAGTTTGTAAAATCTGAATGCCTGTTTGGATTATTGTAGGCAGTACAAGAATAATCCCATTTACTAATGTTGTAATGATTTGCGCAGCAGAAGTCACTAAAGCAGGTAGGATTTGAACTATCCCAGTAATTAGAGCTTGAATGATTTGTATGCCAATTTGTAGGATCGTCGGTAGTAATACTGCAAAACCATTAACTAGTGTCTGTATGATAGTAGTTATAGCTGTTACAAGTTGCGGTAACGACTGAACTACCCCATTTATAATACTTGTTAGAATTTCAACACCCTTTTGAACAAACTGAGGTAGTTGCGTTGTTAAAAACGAAACAATCTGAGTAACCGCAGTTTGTAAAATCGTTTGAAATTTAGATATAAACCCTGCACTTCCACCTGCTAATCCATCAGACATCGCAATAAACCATCTTGAAACTGCTATTACAAGACCGGGAACCCCACCAACAATAATTCCAATAATCGTCGGGATTAAATTAACGAATATTTGAGTTAGCTGAGTAAAATCACCCTGGAATGCACTAACTATCGCCTGTCTTAATGTAGCAAAAGCATTTCTAATCTTATCCGCAAAAGCCAGTACCATATTAATAGAGGAATCCGAAATACCTGCAGCTTGTAGTAAATTGATTTTAGCTCCACCATCTTTGAATAATTCCTTAGTGAACGCGCCGATTAGCATGCGAATCGAATTTAAAGCATGCCCAATTTTAGCTCCTGCAGTTGTAAATGCATTAATAGCTGAGTCGGATAATCCTGCCGCTCTTAGCAGATCCTTATCAGCACTCCCTCTTTTCATTAACTCTTTAGAGAACGCTTGAATCAACATTTTAGTCCCGTTAAGGTAAAATTTAAGTCTGTCTACATTTTTGTTAACAGCCTGTATAACGTCATCTGAAATACCAACTGCTTTTAGCAATTCTTGTCCTTTTAACGGGTTACCGAATACCAAATTCCAAAAACCTTTTATAGTTTTCCCTAAATTATCAATTGCTTTTCGAAATGGTTCTACATGTTTATATGCATATGAAAATCCTACAGATACACCAGCTAATGCTGCTGCAACTAACCAAACAGTTCCACTCATTGCGGCTAGACCTGTTACTAACGGGCCAATTAACATCCAAATTGCTGACCAAGCTGCTTGCATCCCAGCCCATAACCCGATACCGATGGCGAGTGGTGATAAAATCAGAGTCAGTAGTGGAACTAACATTATCATCCCTTGTATAAATCGAGCTAGAACCGGATGCGCTTCATTGAATTTAATAATCAAATCAGCCATTGCTGAGACGAAATTATATATCGGGATCATGACGGCAGCAAACGCATCACGCATTGGTTTTAAAGCTTTTGTTAGTTTCTCTATCATGTTGTTATACGCTTCGGCATATTTCGGATTCATTTCCATATTAGCCTTGTGTAGCGCGCCGTAGAGGAAATAAGAGGTAACTGCTGCTCCTAGCGCTACCATCTGGAATCGCATAAGACCTTGATTTATCATCATTTGCATATCTAGAAGTTCTTTCATGCTAGCTGTAGGACCCAATAAACGTAATGATAAAGCTGCAGCGTTACCATTATTAGCAATGCGGTTTAATGTACCAGCAACCGCAAGCCCTGCCCTATTGACATTGTAAAGAGGATTAGCCATACGTTGATAGTTTTGACTAATCCTTTGAGCTTGTGTGGTCATGTTCGCCATCATTCCTGCAGTTTGTAGCATCGATATCATTTGCAGTCTATTGGCATTTATCATCGCATCAGCAACTCGTTTTTGCTCTGCTCCTAATTGTCTTACTTGGTTCATAAATTGAGCAGTTGTTCCTGTATATGTTTGAGAAGAACGAGCAAGTTGAAAGTATTGATACTCAACACCAATCATATCGTCTTTTAACCCGCGCATAGCTATAGATTGTTGACGATGAGCACTGGCCATCTCTCTATACATCCTTCTTGCCTCATCAGAAGTACCTCGATACGCATAACGTATACGTCTTCCCATACTATCGAAACGAGCAGTTGTCTCATCGGCAATATCCCTAGCTACGTTGGGCATACCTTCGCCGATTCGGTTTAACTCTCGGTTGATATTTTGCACATCTCGTCTAACGTTATTGTTATTAATCCGCGCGTCTATCTCAACCCGTCCATCAGCCATCTACCTCACCTGCCTTTCAACCTGCTTCTTTTGTGCTTCCATGCGTTTCTGAAAGGCCGCTAACTCCATCTCTTCTCTAATCGCTTTAGCTTCAGGTAATTCGTATAGTTCTTTCATTTTTTTGATGCGTTTTCTTTCTTCTGCGTTATTCTTATCTTTCTTAGGGATCTCGCAAGTCCTATAATGAATAGCAGTTTTCATAGGCGACTTCTCAGATAAATTATCAAACAACGCTTTAAATTCATCCCACTGCATCTTTCCTTGTTGCTCGAAAAGATTAATTCCATAATCGAATAAGAAAGAAGCATAGATTCGCTCTGCATCAATGGTGAAGTTGAATACTGGTATATCCGGCAAACTCTTTTCATTACCATTATTAACTTTTAATGTTTCGTTCTTTTTATCAGTAGATGAAAAGTCGATTCCTAACTTATCTTTAAATACATTCAAAAATAATTGTTCCTTTTGATTCTCATCTAAATGAGTGAGTAACATGTTATCGACAATAAGCATGTTCAAAGCTATTACAGGTTTAATCTGCTTTGGGATGTCTTGATCATCAAACAGTTCAGTAAGCTTCAAAATATTATCAAATGACAAGTTGAGTTCAATCGAAACACCTGACCATTCATATATGTCTCTATTTCTATCAGTAAGTTTAAACACTAATGTTCACCTTACTTTTTAACGTTTTTTAAGTACTTAGCTTGCGCTTGCTCCGTTTTCCCTTTAGCTTCTTCTACATAAAGATCAGATAGATAATTCACAAGTCCCATAAGGTTCGTTACTGATTTACCTGCTTTTTCATACAGTTCCTCAAATGTGCCTTCACCTAAGAAAGTTTCAACAACATGCTTAGTCATTTCTTTTTGTTTGTTCATTACCGCATCGATTTCTTCGTCAGTAGCTTTCTCGTAATCTGTAATTAATGCTGCTAATTCCTTAGAATCTTTATCAAATGTTTTCAATTCTTTTTGATACTTAGCGATTGCATCGTCATTAAACTCGATTTTATAAAGCTTCCCAGCTACATCAACTTCCTTATAAGTCTTTTCAAATTCAAATTTAAATTGTGTCATATCCATATCTCCTTTTAAGTTAATAGAAAAAAGAGCCGTATTAACGACTCTTCATTAAGGTGTTACAGGTGCTTCTGTAAATGTTGGCGTTCCATCGAATGAGATAGTAAATTCAATTTCACCTTTAGCATTCGCGTCTCCACCTGGCGCTTTAATTTCGGAAATTGTCGCTTTACCTTCCCACTTATCACCGTTTGGCTCTGTTACTGTAAATGTCGTTTTACGAGCAGGACCAAATTTATTCAGTAAACTAAAGATATAATCTTGCGCTGCATCTCCATAGAAACGATGGCCTTCGAAACCATAACCGAGCATACCGCCTGTAACATCACGTTCTGCAGAACCGCCACCATCATAGTAATATGTCTCTTCTGTTTCTTCGTTATTATCAGGATCAACTGACGTGATACCTTTTGCAATGACAGCCTTGGTAGGTGTTTGCCCGCCTGGCGTTACGTCGATTTCAAATTTATAACCATAGTTCAGTAAAAATGACATATATTAACCTCCTAATTCAACAATGATTTTTTTATGAAAACAAAAAGCCCTCATTATGAGGACTTCCAATACTTTCTTTCTGCTTTTTTTCTAGCTTCAATAGCTTCTTCTAAAGTGTCGAAGTTGCCGATAATTATTAACTCTTTATTGACACTTATTCTGACATTATATTTACCTGATCGTTTTATTAAATTTACGCCTTTGTGACCAGTTAAACTCTCTTTTCTTACGCGTCTGTTTCTTTGTTGCGATATTCTATCAGCCCATCTGCAATTTGTTGGTTCGTAATTTCCGTTTACATCTATTCGGTCTATTGAATGATCAGGAGTAGGTTTTTCGCCCATATCTTTTAAGAAATTCTCAAAACTATCTTTCCACCTGTCACAGACAATAACTCCCCTTCCGCCATAATCCGGAAATTGTTTAAAATTTTGATTGTAACATCTTCTTTTAATTTCTGACCAAGCTATATATTCAGGAGTTTTATCACCTTTTTTTGAATTATTATGCTTAGTTATTTTTTCTATCCGTCTTTCTGTCCTTAGACAACCGCACGATTGAGTTCTTCCGCTATTCAACATTTGTGCTCTTACTTTTCTTTCATTACCACAATCGCATTTACAATTCCAATAATAATTTCGCTCATCACGATGACTAAAATCAATAACAACTAACCTTCCGAACTTAAGTCCTGTTAAATCCTTCATAATTAAAGAACCACCTTTTGAAAGCGTTTCTTTAATTATAACATAATTCAACACTAAATAAAGCGGTCATTATATATTCATTAGCGGTTGTCTTCTCAACGAAATTCGGTTCTACATACACATTGAGTCTAATCAATTTGTATGAATTATCCAGAGCATGAAAAACGCGCCTATGAACGTTATTTAGTTCTCTTGTGATAAATTCCATTGTATTGTTTACTTCTAATTGGTTGCTGCTTTTGGCAAGTATTTGAATTTGCTTATTGATAATTTCACCATCGTAATATTGCTCACCTGGTGCTGATGGAACCATTCGGATAGCAATACTTTTTCGTGGCGCATCATTTACCCCTATATCCAACAAATCAGCTTTTATAGGAGCAAATAAGATACCTTGTGGCAAAGTAGCAATTAAATGCTTCTTAACCGATTCGATTAGCCATATCATATTTGTCCTCCTATAAATTCCGTCGTATTTCGTTTTCTACTAATCTAGCCCAATCGCTTACGTGACGCGCTTTAGCCTCTTCAAACCAAAGTCCCCTAGCATTAGGATTAACATCCTTTGAAAAGTTGTACTGCGGATTGTAGTACAAGCGTCTAGCGTATGGAGTGTTCCATTCAATATGACCTTCTCCCGGTCTACTGAAACGTATTGAAGAGCGTTCTAATTCACCAGTATCTTTTGGGATATAGAAGTTGCTATCCTTCAATACTTGCTGATCTAACTCGAATTGAGCTTTATTGATAGCTTCTTCTGCTCTAGCTTCCATTTCAGCGGTATCTACTCGTATGTTAATACTAATCATTGTAGATATATCTCCGTATGGTGCGGCTTGTTAGGATTTGTTGTATAAAGTGGTTCAACCTCTATAATGAACATCTCTTTACCCCCCCACAAAATCTTAGATTTCTCTTTAAATACTTGATTAGCAGGAGAAGAGTTAACCGAATCGTGAAAGAGTATCGCTTGAAACGTTACACTATCGCCTGATGTAGTGTTATATAACTTTTCATTAGGTTGCACCCGCACCCTTTTCAGTACGACCGGCGGAGCGAATGTAGAAGAGGAACCTCCCCATGTATCGTCTTCACCAATGTACTCATGATACTCAACTGTATGGATGAGCATATGCAATGGAATAGGAATGACATTAATCATGCACCTTCACTCCTTTTTTCTATATGGTAATCTACCTTTAATCAACAAATTACCACCTCTAATCCCGTTACTGTATCTCCAACGTATAGTAGATTCTTTAACACCGGAAAGTTGCGCCCACTCTTTAATTATCCTTGTCTCTCCATTAATCTCTATATATACAGTGTCACGTTTATTATCACGTTGTTGATCGAGAGGAATCCATTTGCAATTTGATGGTTCATAATTACCATTTACATTAATTCTTTCGATAGATAAGCCTTCTTTATATCCATTTTCATTAGACCAATCGTAAAAACACAAGAACTCTTCCCAATCAGGATGAATCATGATTCCTCTGCCACCATAATCTTTAAAAGATTTATTGTTAGGATTTTTACATCGCTCTTTCATCCGCCGCCAGGTGTTATAAATGTGAGTATCGTATAATCCATGCTTTTTGGCACGTTTGCTTGTTACTTCTTTTTGTATACATCCGCAGCTTCTCGTTCTAGATTTAAGACTATAACCAAGAACTATTTTTTCTTGGCCGCAATCACATTTACACAACCAACGTGCGTTTCCTTTTTTATCGCTTTCCGTTTGTCTTAAAACAGTCAATCTTCCAAATCTCATTCCTGTTAAATCGCTTAATTTCACCAATTAGGTACACCTCCATATACTTAAAACCCCTGTATATATCAGTATACTTATTTTTAACAAAGAATATCAATAGAAGAATTCAATAATCCTGTAGGACGAAGGAAGGCTATTGTCCCTTGTGCTATTCGAGCATCTTTTCCTGGCCCTTCAGACTTACCACCTCGTAATAATCCATAACGGAACTTACCAACCTGCATAACAGGTGTATCAATCATGGTATTTGCAGAGGTTTCACCATATAAGGCGATGTACTCTGTTTGAGCAGCAGTAGCTTTCATTATCTGCTCCTTTATAAAGGGTGCTAATTTATCAAAATCAACACCACTTAATTTGTAATTGATAATCTGATCAATCACATCTGAAGCCCTCGCAATCATACGATTTAACATATCAGGGTCCTCTACAGGCATTCCTTTGTAAATGTTCGTATAGTAATCAGCATCTATATATGCCATACGATCACCTACTTAGCAGCAGACTTTTTCGGTGCTTTTAAATCAGCTAATTCTGCCTCTAGTTCTTCGATTTTGTCGAGCGCTTTGTTGTGCTCTGCTACAGAAATGTTACGTCCCCCAGTAGCGCGTTTGATAATTTTACCTTCATCATTAATTTGGTCGTAACCGTCATTAAGATAGGTTGCTAAAAAATCTTTTTCGATATTAAGGACTTTATTCAATCGTTTTACTTTTACTGTGTTACTCATGTAAACACCATTCCTTTCCTAATAAAAAGAGAGGCTTTAAAAGCCCCTCTTATGCAGAAGTGATATTGAATTTAACGCCGTCTACTTTAGCACCTAAGATAAATACATCCCAGTACTTGCGCTCGTAGTAAAGGTATTTTCCACCTGTTGTCGCGCTTGGTTGATCTAAGCTTACAAATTCATATTGTTGTGGAGATACCATAGAAAGCGGATGAATTAAGATCATATTGATTTGTTTTGCAGTTGCATCAGGTACAGCTCCATTTGTAAAGTTATAAGCAGTTTTCATGCGTGTAGATGGAACAGTCACGATTTCAACATCATCTAAAGAGTACACGCCACGATTAATTGCTTTTTCTCCCGTTCCAGAAACATCAAGTTGACGTTGTAAATCTTTAGCAGCTTTAACAATCTTTTTAACTGCTGGCGTAATATAAAGAATACGTCCAGTTTGTGGAACTTCTGCTTCATCCATTTCTAACATCATCTGGTCGAATACACCAAGGAAACTTGTAGGGTCAAGGACGGTTACATCAGCTGTTTTGCCCGCTCCAGTGAATTCGGCATATAATTTAGAAGCCATATACTTGTCATGCTCCGGTGTTGCTTCTTCGTCGTTGAAGACGCGTGTAATGTTAGCAATCGTTAAAGCCATGTTCGTTTCGTCAACATCAACCGGATCAACTAAAGTACGGAATTCGCGGTCATGACCTAAAGTTTTTGGTTCGAATGAGTTATCGACACGACGAGTAGTGTTACCAACAACATCACGGTTAACGTCAGTGTAGCCACCTACTTTAATACGTGGGATTTGGATTGTTTTTGCTCCAGTCCATTTTACAATCGCGTTATTAGGAGTGTTGTATAGCGCTCCGAAAGATAAACCTTGCGCGAATTTTTGAACAAGTACTTTTTGATACTGTGTAGCGTAATTTAAGTTAGCCATTAATAAATCTCTCCTTGTTTTAAATGATTTTTTGCAAAACAAATAGCCATCTATAAAGATGACTCGTTAAAACTTATTGCTGTTTAATTCCAAATGCTGTATTCCACTGTTCTGCTTCAGTCAGTGTTTTCTTTTGATGCTGACCAGTTGTAAATGTAGGCTTTGGTGTTCCTTGTGGTTCTTCCACTACATCTTTAAAATGAGGAAACTCTTCAACTACCATTTCGATAGCTTTAGTAATGTCTATATCATCACTAACCTTTGTTTTTGCCAGAGTAATAACTGCATTTAAGTTTTTTTCTTCTGTAATTCCTGATTTAATCGCAGCATTTTCTGCTTGCAAATTAAAAAGAGACTCATCTTTTTCTTTTAACTGAGTCTCAAAGGTCGTTAACTTTTCATTTGTTTTTTCTTGTTCTGTTTTGAGAGAATCTTGATGTTCTTTCCATCCTTTTAACGCATTTTTAAGCTGGTCTGCATTTTCTACACCAAGCTTCTTAAATAGAGCTGCTTCATTATCCTTTTTAGCAGCGTCCATCTGCTCCTGTGTAAAGGTAACAGGCGGTTCTGGATTCGCTGGCGGCGTAGGTTCTGGTGTCGCTACATTCGGCTCACCTCCTTCCGGTGCAACTGGTGGATTATCTCCCCCTTCAGAGAAGAATTGCATTTCGTTTAATCGTAATCTATATGGTTTTAACATATTAAAGAGCCCCTTTCTCTGTAAGTTCACATTGCAAACGATATCCTTCTAGTTCCCAAATCTTATTAACGATTCGCTCTTTGCAACATTGAATGCCAATATTCACATCATAATTAGCAGGATCTACACATGCACTTGATTCAGTTAGAATGAATCCGTTCGGTAATTTAGCGACCACTACTGTGCATTTACCATGAAACCCTTCCACTGCCCAATTCGTTCTTTCTAAGATGTCATTAATATCATCTTGAGTAATCGTGTTTTTCACTATTTTTTTCCTCCTATACAATTTGTTCTCGGTTATATTGGCGCTTACGCTTCGTTTGATTGATGAACTCTTTCATATTAGATTGGCGTTGCGACACCTTATTCTTCGCTTCCTTCACGCCCTCTGCATCGTCTAACGCTTCCATAACCTTCACTTCTTTCTTCGCTTTCCTGATTTGCCGTTCTAGGCTTCTTTGCTGTTGACTTTCCTTATATGCTTTAGAGTTCTCATCAGTGTCATACGGTTCATAACGCTTCGTTGATTTCCCTTGAATGTACGGATAGATTACATGCCGGCAATTAATCGATTAACTCTTGTGTTTCCACAAGGATCGGACTATATCTTTACACATAATGTGTACATTGCGCTTCGAACAGAAACCCATCTTCTGCCCTACGGTTTTCACCTAGTCTCTACACCTTATTAATTTTGGTCGACATACTTCCAAACAAATCCACCTGCTTGTTTTCGTTTATCGGGATGTTTTAAATGCTTATCAATACTTCGGATACCTGTCGCACGTTCAGCAACACGTAATCCCTCATGTATCGCTACTAATTCACCGTCTAACGTGTATTGGGCAACACGTTTTTTCATTTTGTCAGTAGCTTTCTTTAAAACTGCGCTTTTTTCCGCTAAATACTCTGGATTTTCTAATCGCTTTTTCTGTAATTCGCTAGACTTTTTCGACATTTTCTCCCTGTATTCAGGGTCTTTCCAATTTTTGTTGTTCATTTCGCTGAAACGTTTCCTTTGTTTATCGATGAAAGCAGGAGTAATAATTTTTTTCATAACATCTTCATCATTTGTAGCGATAGCTGTTTTACTTCTGTTATATCCTTGATTTACAGCATCGTAAAGATTTATATAATACTCCTCTTTCTCGTCCAACGCTTCTACATCGCACAGTTCTAATACCTCAAAAGAAAAGCAGTCTAAACCAAACTCTCTCATATCATCATATAAAGGACCATGTCCTCTTTTGTCATCAGGCTTTCTATTGATCGCCTCTTTATGATTTTTGAATCTTTGTTTAATGTTTGTTGATTGCCCAATATAAAACTTCCCGTTGGATTTGTTTGTTATCTTATATATGCCTATCATCTTATTACCCCCAAAATTAATCTTGGCACGGTATTGCCCTCGACTTAACGTTAGGGTTTCACCGTTAGCTTTAATACATATTATACCATTTCATGACGACAATTGATACCTATATGTATTAAAACACCCTTGGGTAATGAGGTTCACAATGTTTAGACTCGGCATTAATATTTACCGAGTAATCCTGCCGCTTCACCATACGATGTACTGGAGAACGGAGGGTATCGCTTGCTCTTTCCGCTTTTAGAGTAGATACGCCCTTGATACGGAGCACAGCGTGGTCTTGCCCCAAGATGTGAGCTTGTTTCGATTAAATCCACATCATACTCATCCATGCGGGTCATTTGCATTTCATTCGCTACATTCTGACTTACAGAACGAGTAATCATGTTCACGTACGCTTCAGTACTCCAACGTTTACCAGCCTTATCAATCAAAGCAGGGATTCCACGTTGCGCCCACTCAGAAACAGTCTGTCTAAGCGCTTGTTGTGGCGTTATGACACCGCCCAGTAGTTTACCTACTGTCTTGTTTAAAACATCCAGATAAACCTGTTGCGACTGCTTCAACATTGTTGTATTTACAAGATTAAGTGTATCTAGTGCCTGTTGCTCATAAGAGTCAAGAATGCCAATTAGTGCGGCACTCGTATGAATTGCAGGAGCAGCAGCTAAACTCCCTGCTTGTACTGCTTCCTGATATAACGGTTCATGTTGTTCCGCTGCCGTAAATCCAGCGCCTTCTAGCATCTTCCGTACTTCTTCAGCCGTTTTACCGCTATGACGGGAGATTGTATTCATTTGTTGTTGATTCAACTTACCTAACTTATTTAACTGAACTATGCGCCAATGTTGGTATTGTTCGAAGTTCTCAGCAGTAAGTAGCAATTCCCTATCATACTTGAGCATTCTGGCCATGTTTAAAAGCAACTCTTCTTCAATAGCGTTGTAGATATCTACTACAAACATGGAAAGTTGCTGCAATTTCTCAGGAGGGAGTGCCATTACCCTTCATCTCCTGGACTATTATTCTGTTTTTTATTGTTCATACCGAAGAAATCCACTCCTTCAGGCATAACCATTTTATTTTCGTTTTGTATTTCTTCTACGATTCTCTCTGCTTCTTCTTCAGAAACACCATGAATCTTCATAATGGCTAACTTCTTAGTTGTTAAACCATTCATAACAAGCGTAACTTGCTTATTGATTTCTGCTGTCTGATCTTCTGCTATAGAATCGTCGAAGGTAACAGTAACCTCATATTTATCTGTACTCTCGAATTCATCATATAGAGCGGCGATTTCGATAATGATATCTACTAAATCACGAATACCATCTTCTATAACAGTTTCGTGCGACTGCTTAGTTCTGAATGTCTTAGAGTTTTCACTGACAACTTCAGTAGCAGTCTTAACTCCTTGTCCATCAAAGCTAAATGTTCCTGCTGAAAGCCCGACTTGGGAGGACAGGTAGTTTAATAATGCATTAATAGCAGCTGCATGTTCTTCTACTCGCAACTCAACTGAAATGTCTTGTATCTGATTTGTGTTATCACCTAACTGAAATGCCTGGTACACTTCATCATTTGCATCAAAATATCGCAACATTGTTCCAGTTAGCGGGTCCGCGATTGTCTTGATTGCCATATCAGGAACAATAATTCGTTTCTTTCCTAAAACGAATTCACGTTGGAAACTATCAAATGCAATATCTAGTGATTTAAGCGTCCCTAATGCATTTGCGTAAATAGAAATGCCAAGCGGCGAGTTCATATCAAGGTTGTTTGCTGTATTCGGTTTAAAGTATACAAACATTGGTTTAGACAGGTCCTTGATGCGTACTTCTTCTTCTAAGTCAGGATACAGAGTCGATAAAGACACTTTAACACCTAAATCTCCTTGGTTTTTGCTCTCATACAGCTCGTTTTTGATGACATATTCTTCACCTTCAACTAAATGCCACTCAAGTAACGTGTACTTCTTATCACCCTTAGAGATTTCATTAACAAATACACCTTCAGTAATATGCTTGTTATCCCATGCAATAGGAATGAAGCAGTCTGCTGTGACATAGGAAAGTTTAATCCCGTTATCCCAATACACTTTAATGACCATTCCACCTAACGCGAAGTTGTATTCTAGATACCTTTGAAACTCTTTAATGAAGTTATTTTCATCAAGAACATTTTTGATATCATTGGATAGCTCCTTGTCTGATATGTTAATAGAACATTTCTCGTTAAAAATAAGAGCAGCCATTTCCTGTGATATGACCTTTGCCATATTAAGAGATGCCATTGTCCTGCTCTTTTGTCCATCGATTGTATGATACTTAACATTGTGCCAATCATCATAATGACCTCTGTACAAAGCTTTCCACATATCAATATTTTTGTAAGATTCTTCATTTACAGGTATATCTTTTTTATCAGATATCTTTTTAATACCTTTGATTAGTCCCAATTTATATAGCCACCCCCTTACTTTTGCAACGATGTTTCCAAACACACTCTCACCGCCTTATTTTACATATCGTTTATAGAAGTAGTTGTTTGCATATCTACATTCATCTAATGCGTGGTTGTAAGCGTCTATCGGCTCACCATTGTCCAAACGTACATACATACCAATCTCTTTTAAGAAATTGTAATGATCATATTCATCACACTCAATAAGCATAAATTGCTCGTTAGTAATAGAGTTTTGAAGTCGCTCTATGCCAACTTCTTTCCCTTTACTTGATCCTTTCACATCATGAGCATTATTGTCTGCTGTTCTGGTTTGAATGCCAATTAGGTGCAACTCTTCTCTTAAAGATTTACACGCAGGGTCCACGAATACTTCTGTATAGTGCATTTCAAACTTCTTAACGCACCACTCCATAAATTTCTTAATTTCTTTTGCATAAGTGGACATCGCTTTAACTTGCCCCGTGTCCTTACCGCTATGATAGTAATTAGCTACTCGCAGCAGTCTGAATTTGTCTTCATACCTCACAACAATATTGCAGCTACATGAAGTCGCATCGGATTGACCACCATCAGCAGTAAAATACATTTCGTATCTTTGGCCACGAATAGCAGGGAGTATGTTCTTTTTCATATCAAACATTGAATAGATAACACCCTGTGGCATAACCCTTCTACCGAACCAATCTCGTTCTAGTAAGTAAGGATTCTTAGAAAGGATCTCGTGTATTTCCTGCTTCCTCTTCTCAGTAAGAATTGGATTATCATCAGGAGTCCAATGCGTCCAACGTGTGTTTTGCACATCAAACACTTCTGAAATAACTGGATGGTTAGGAGCAGGCGGGTTTAAATCCGCTAAGTGGTAACGGTCCTGTGCTGCAAAAGTACGACGGAAACATTCTTGAATCATGCCCATGTTGAGTAAGTTAATCTCACAAAACACTACACTTCCAAGCGACATACCCGTTATAGCGCCGACACTGTTACTCTTTCCCGCTCCCTTATAATAGACACGTTTTATTCCATTCGGTGTGTGTATTTCTAAGTGCGAACCACGCTCATCATGTTTAATGTCAGCTAAGTTACCAAATATATTTTGCAATCCAGTACCATCGCCATCGATAAACAGCCGGTGCGCTTGCTCTTGGTTATAAGCAACAATCAAATGGTTTGTATCTCGTGCCCACGTCAAATAGTCAGCATAGCGAAAGTGCCCTGCTGTTGTTTTACCTGAACGCGGAGTGCCTTCCAGTACATCGAAAGTGTAATTGTATGGTCGATAGATTACTTCTAACTGTTTAGGAGAAAACTTAATCGCTGTTTTGCTCATATTGTTTACGCCCTTCTATTAATGCATCGAGTAGTGAAGTATCTTTTTGTTGACCTTTGAGTTTAGCAGTACGTATCTTAGCGAATTCAGTATCTGCTTTAACTTTCTCAATCTGTACCTTCTGCATTTCTTGTTGCATTCGATATCTTTCCGCTTCAATTTGATGCTTAAATGTATCTGGTACTAAGTCGAAGTACTGAGATAACTTATCCAGCGCCTTCATCTTATCAGCAAGCTTAACTGATACACCGTCTTTTCCTTGTTTAACTTCGGTAATAATAGAGCCATCTACCAAATCTGCCTCTTGTAAATCAACGAAGTTCATCATTCTAGTGAATTGATTTCCTTCATCATCTTGGAATTCAACCTCTCTTTGTCCAAAGGTCACATAGTTAGTAATATCCGCAAAAGCAATCTTAATGTACTCTTTTAGCACATCCAGCGCTTCTACAAATACATTTTCAACTAACTCACCCTTAAGCTCTTTTATATATGAAGAAACTCGTTCACGTCTTAGTAATCGACTCGCTTGTACATGAGCACCGTCTTTGGAGTATCCAGCTTTTAACGCAGCTTGTGTACCATTGAAGTATTTCACGTAATACAAACAAAAGAGCCGCTCCTTTTCGGATAGCTCTTCATCATCTAATATCTCTTTTAATTTAGCTTTCGTTTTGGGATTTTTAACATTAGTAACGCTCCTTTTTGCAATAGTTACGTTACCATTTATTTTTTCATCCCATTTGTCCTGAGATTTCCACTTTCTAATTTGCGAAGGATTTTTTATACCTAACTCTTCAGCAATCTCGACAAGCGGCTTCTCACCTTTACTTTCTTTGTATATTTCAAACGCTTTATCACGATCTGGGCTTCGTTGCCTAGCCATATTCACCACCTCGCGGTAATCCCTAATTTATTCTTGAAATTCTCTAAAACTCGATGTATTATATTTTCGGGTCTTGCTCCATAAATCATTATCAGGAGAATCTGCAGGTTTGCAGGTTCTCTTTGCTAAATAAAAACATCCATTATATGAACGCTTCATGTTATTATGATAAAGCTGTATTAATTCAGATTGATATGTAGGTGAGACTAATGGAAAATAAAGAACATGAACAAAAGTATGATCTAAGTAAGATATACTCTTACACAGAACATCCTGATAAAATCAGTGGTCGCTGTGATAATTGTGGAAATACCGCATTCAAAAGTTCCGTTAAAGATTTCATCTATTTAAGAGAATGCCGTAAATGTGGCATGAAGAAAAGTATCTAGCCCCGTTTAGGGCTTTTTTCTTTATAAAATAAAAAGCAGCGGATTCGCTACTGTAATTGTTCAACTATCTCATTAAATAACCGTTGTCCTTTTTCTGGATATCTTTCTAATCCACCATCAGCGAAATATTCGCCTTCACTATTTATTATCTCAATTAGTACTTCGCCTTTTTCCCAAACTTGAAGCGAGAATGCTACACATGAATCAAATTCTTTTAATGCTTCTTTTCTGTCTGCGGTAGCTAACATAATATCCGTATCAGTATGGTCCCACATCATAACTGTATAGATCAGCACGAAATCACCTCAAAAGAATCTTATTTTCATTTATTTATAGTCAAATTCGATTTATACAGGGAAATTAATAATATATTCATCTAGTTTTCTATTTAGTTTACATAATTATTGTTATCGGCAGTTCTCAAAAACCGATATTATGGGAAATCGTTGATAACACTAACTTCCTGTAACATATAATACCAGTTCTTTATGCATGATTTTATACACAACGTAGTTTAGCGGGTTTTCAGCACCTAATCACCGTTATTTCCTGCATAAACTTCACCAAGTTAACTACCTATACTTTTGTGAGGTTCTCATCTCTTTTGCAACAGACTTACATATTTCCTTTTCGTAGTTCTCGTTATAAACTGAAATACATTCATACATAACAGTTATCCATCCGTCTGTATCAAGTGGCATTCTCGAATGTTTTTCTCTCATCCTCTTATTAACTTCCTCTTTAAATAACTCTAAGTCCATTTTCCTCCTCCTCTATTTTCGTTCGTTGTGTTCGTTTGTTTTGTAACATATCGATAATACATGCGAAGGATGATTAGCCATATTAGAATCCCAAAGAAGTCTATCCAATCCACTTCCTCATCCCTCGCCTTTCATAGCTTTCAATTGTTCCATTTCTTTTCGCAATGATAATTCAATTTCACGATTTCTTTCCCGTTCACTTCTCTTTTCTAACCAAGAGCAGAATACAATTCCGAGTAATGCTCCCGCACAACAACCAATCAAGAAATCTAACCAATGCATTTCATCACCTCACCATTCTTTAAGTGATTTTGTATAAACGTGTCCACTCCAGTACTCTTCTCTCTCGCACTTTTTACACTTTCTTCTCGAGAAAGGAGGTGGTTCAATGTAAACCCAATGATGAGCACAGAACATCTCTTTTATGAAGCCCTTTATCCCCATATAAGCCATCCTGTCCCTAATCCAATTAAACAAGGGACGCATGCTCTTTTTAATACATACCACTTATATTCCCAATACAACTCTAGTACATCTTTAAAAGTAGTTGGACCCCACATTACCCTCACCCCTTATCTTTCCTTAACAACAAACAAGACGCCACCCAGATAACGGCAGCGCCTACGATAATTGCTATCGGTTTAATCATTGAATTACTTTAAAACACTCATGTACAGTTAGTTTTCCAAATTGGTCATACTCAGCAGCTACTGTTTCACCACAAATAAATTCCCATGTATCATCATTTAACTTAATATCATATTGCTCACCTTCATGGAATTCCTGAAGTAATACCTTACCTGTGTGGTCATATATACTAAAATCCTCAGTTACTTCTACTTTAATTTCATTCTTCATCATTCATCCTCCTTGATTAGTTTAGAAAACAATAATTAACACCTGATCTGTCATGTTTTCGCTATAACTATAATCGTATCCATTAGCGGACAAAAATGCTTCTACACTTTCTATAACAGAATTCACATCATCTTTTTCAATAACAACTTTCTTTTCTTCGACTAATTTATTTAAGTATCCAGTTAACTTATCTACTGCTTCTTTCATGTAATCATTCATCCTCCTAACCAAATGTCCATTTTGTTCTGTTTTACGTTTAATGTGTAATTTCTATATAGTAAAGAATTTTATTCTCTCTAAACTAGGAACTAACATAATTGATAATCCCTAGTTTACAAAAAACAAAAAAGCCATCACCGAAGTGACAGCTCTTTTACGGCTTATAAAAATATTAAAGGGGATGGGAGAAATCATTCACGAAAGGGGAATTTCGCAATCATTTCAAGGTCAAGATTACTCTCAACCTTCTCAAAACAACCGATACATACAATGCGACTCAGTTTTTAGCTCTTTAGCTATCCTGGTTATCGTGTTCGGTTGCTTGGAGAAGGGAAAGGCCTTCTCGTTTATACTCCGTAGAGTCGGAATGAATCGTTCCTCGAGTCAATCCATTCCTGTATGATCTGCGCTCAGTTGCGCCGGGGAGCAAGTCCCAAAGCATGAGGTCTATAACCTCTTTCAACCGACGACGTTCAGTAGGTGCTCCATGCGTAAGAGCTGTCATCGGTTCAAAGAGAGCTAGGGACTCTCTTGTTTATGTTCCGAAGAGTCGGTCAATACATCAGCTGTCGCAAAGCCTTAGCTGACCAAAACATTTATATAGCCGGAAATATTATATCCAAGACGTATATGTTTCTTCCGACGCCTTGTTTGAACTAACATATTTTCAAAGGGATGGAGAGGAGGCTCCACTATATTAGTTCAAACAAAGAGCGGAACTCTTTGCCTAACGAAAGATGTGAGTAATTCGTTAAATTAATTCCCGGTTCAAATTGATGAAGCAGCTCTGTATTCTTATTAATATTTAGAAACGCGTAATCATCCAATCATGGACCATCACCCCATTTCCATTTTCAAGAACAACATTAACAGAGAATAAGAGGTACTATGTTCACCATCAACCCAGAGGACATGGCGGTCTCTGAGCTGATCACTAAACACAATAGAAACAGCATGACGAATGCGAGTTATCTCACACTCGCCACACTGGAATATGTCTTCATTTGTTTTAATTGGTCTTTTCGTCTTAACGCGGGTTCTTACCGCCTTGCCCGCCCTACTATGCGGTATACGTTACCGTGACATTCTCGCATAAGAACGTTTCACTGATAGGTGTACTAATCCTCTTCGATATGCGGTTGTCAAAGGGCTGTCCAAAGCTCGTTAATAAGCTTGTAAGATAATGATAATTTGAATCACGCATCTACTTATCCGCTCCTTTATCGTTAATTTATCCGCATTTTATCCGTGTTTTTAAATAATAAGTAACGCCTCAGCAAGTGCCATAATCGCATGCTTCTTTTGTATATAGAACCAGTTATTCTCCATCATCATTTGTGCCTTCACCGCTTTATCGCTCATCAATCCATTTTTAAGATATTTCCTCTCAATAATTTCTCTCTGCTCCGGATCTAGTGCATGTTCTAACGCTCTTTTCATTTGAATGTACTTTATATCCTTTATTTTCTTTGTATTACGTACTTCAACGAAAGGACTACTGATATTCTCTGCTGCACACTCTTCCTGATTAATCATACGAACCTTTAAAGCTCTATAGTTGAATAACGCCTTTGCCACTTCCCTCTGTATCTCCTTGTACTCCTCATTCGTGATCTCTGGAAAGAATGCTAATTGCTCCATCTGTAATCCCCCTATTTCTGAATTTGTCTTTTTAACATCACGTAAGGTACGTGAAATTTTACTACTTTACTTTTAATTGTTTGTCGTGGAAATTAACAACTTGATTATCAGGGATGTAATTTGTAATGATAATTAACCCTAGAGATTTCAATTCGTTTACTCCTTCTATTGATCCGCTCACTTTATCGAATGTCTTTTGATTCATATATAATCTATCTTTGCTTTTTAATTCATTTACAGCATTAATTGTACTTTGCAATTGTTCAATCATTTATCCCACGCTCCATCTCTTTGTTGAATAAGGGAACATGCATAGCGAGTAGCTCGTTGCCAGCATTATAAATTTTATATATTTAGGCATTGATGACTACAATACAGCCCGTTGCCAAAATCTATAAACTTTTATACATTTAAACAACGATGCTTAGTAAAGTAGCTCGTTGCCAAAACCCTATAAAAATCTATAAAGTTTGTTTGCTTCCTGCTTCTACGTGTCCGATTTTGCCGAAGCTACTTTCGTTTGATATAACACTCCACAGGCGTAAATTCGGATACAACGAATCCTACATATTAACAGTAACTTTCATAGTGTTATTCTGCTAATTTATATCGTGATAAGTTTATTGCGGCATTTAAGTCCCTATCAATTACGTTTCCACAATCACATTTGTAGACTCGATCAGATAGTTTTAAATCCTTTTTGATATTTCCGCAACATGAACATATTTTTGATGAAGGATACCACATATCAGCTTCTACAAATTCAATCCCATATTTTTCGCATTTATACTTCATTTTTTCTTTAAAATCATGGAATCTCTGTTTTGCTATAGACTTCGAAAGGTGTCTATTCTTCATCATGCCTTTCACATTCAACTTTTCCATAACAATCCTGCAAGGCTTGGTTATCGCAATTGCATTTGTTGTTTGGTGAATGTGATTATCACGTATATTCGTTAATTTCCTGTATAACAACTTTATTTTCTTTTCGATTTTTATAATATTGTTGGTTTTGACAAACTTTGTTCCAATCTTATTCATTTCGTATTTCCGAGAAACTTTCCGTTGTAACATGCGAAGTCTCTTTTCGATTTTCTTAACAATAGATGTCTTATTGATATTTTTAAATATTTGCCCGTCCGAGCATGTTGCTAATTCTTTAATACCTATATCAATGCCTATACTTTCATTTGTTAATTGTTGTTTTTCTGTCTTTGTTTCGATTCCTACTGAAATGAACCAATACTTCCCATCAAAACTAATACGAGGATTTGTATACTTATCTGAGTTTGGTATTTTTTCAACAGTTTTAACCCAACCGACTTTTTCAATAATGACACTGTTTTCTTTTACTTTTAATCGTTCATTATCGTTATAAAATGTAGGTTTAGAATGTTTACGGATCTTAAATTTCGGCTTATTTGATTTGCCTGTGAAAAATCTTTTGTAAGCTTCACATAAATCCTTTATGGCTTGTTTAGTAATATTGTTCGACACATCATACAACCAACTGTATTCATTCGTTTTCTTCATTGTTGTTAGTTCTTTACGAAGCACACCATGAGAAATGAATTTACCTCCATCTTTATATGATTCTTCTTGCTTTTCTAGCGCCCAATTATATGCCCATCTTGCAACACCAGAGGATTTCCAAAGTTGTTTTTCCTGCTCCTCTGTTGGTTTTAAACGTACTTTTTTTGAAAGAATCATTTGTTACTCACCTCCATAATTCAATTATACATTTAACTACATGTAGTTGCAAGTAGTTTTGTTTTATGTATAATTTATTATGAGGTGATAATTTATGAATAACCGAGGACTAAAAAATCGCAAAACAATTTCAAATGCTATTGATAAAGATCTACATGAACGTTTTGAAAAACTAGCTCAAGAAACACGCATACCTAAATCCAAGTTATTAGATGAAGCTATTGAAGATCTTTTAAAGAAATATCAAGACTCTACAAAATAATTGTAGGGTCTTTTCAAAGTAGCCCCCACCATCCACTCTGCATGGTTCCGTTATCCATTAATCTTCTAATATTGTTAATAGCGATAATGTAACTCCTACGTTAGCATAAACTGCTATACCACCTAATTTCCCATCACTCGGACATGGACCTTCCCATTTAATCTCTACTCCATCTTTTGTAAACAAGTTGATTTTTCCATAGAATACTTCGCCATCTAATTCAAACGAAACTCTCTTTCCTAACCAAACACCTTGCGCCACTTCATTTACTAAATTAAATCCTCTTCCCATCTCTTCCCCTCCATTAAGCCTTTAATAATTTACGTTTCTTGTTGGCCATCTTCTCTTTTGCCGCTTCAATGTTATTTTCTACCCTTTGATGGTCCTGATCAAATTGAATCATTCCATCAAATATAACTGGATCTACTGCTTCATCTACGTATTGTAAGTAATCAACTGACGCTCGTTCTGTCTGTTCTACTAAGTACCCGTAAATATCAAAGTCTGCTCTTGGTATAGACTTCTTGCCCTTCGGTTGATGAGACATCCTTACATAAGATTGAATGACCGATAGTGGTACAACGAATATTGACTTGTCCTTACTAAACTCAATTAGGAAGAAACATATTGCTCCCATCTTCTCCGCTTTCTCCAGGTAATCCAATTGGTGCTGTGCAATGTTCTTTAAATCAAATCGTCCGGGATTCTCTGTAGACTTTGCTTCAAATGCGATAGCTCGTCCTTTATACACGCCGTCATAGTCTACTGTACTTTTAGCTTCATAGAATCCATTCAACACACGACCATTCTTACTCTTCAGCACCTTTACAGGAGTCGGACGCTTGTTTATAAGCGCCACGCCTCCTCTTTGATACATTTCATTCGCTAGATTGATAAGCATTTCAAATGCCATACCTCTGTTTCCTAGTCCCATCTTTATTCCTCCTCAACGTAATATTTTCTCATCCAGTAAACACACAGTATAATCCTTGCTATACTCCAAATTGAATCCGAGTATTGATTCATCCAAAACAATCTAGCTACTTCTAAACCGTTTTCTAAAGCTGCTACAGTAAAGAATACAGCTGCCCATTTTGTAGCTTTACCGTTCAGTATTACTAAGCCTATTCCAGCCATTAAACACGATCCACCAAGACCTGCTGATGCAAGCCACCATTTTTGCAAGAAAGCAGATACAATAGCTGTCGCTAAGTTAAGCGCCACTAAAATTGTAAACAGGCGTGTCCAGAATTTATTACTAATTGTCATTTCTTCTATTCTCACTTTCTATTAAAAGGATTATTTTGTTTGAATTTGTTCTAAATCATAAATATTACCTATGATTTCAAGTTCATTTGGTTCATCAATAGCAGTTGGCCATAAAAAGAATGCATGTCCATCCTTTTTTAGCACTAATGTCGTATCCATCCAATCAACTATACCTTCAGTTATTTCAGTACCTTCCACTTCCGTCCTACTACAATCTGTATACTGTAGCTTGGTCCAACGAACTTTATCACCAAGATAGATATCCTTACCGTACTTGTCCTTTAACCCTGTAGATGGGATAAGAGAACCTTCATCTAACAATTCTTTATTTACTCCATAACCAGGATCATCGTAAGTAATCATTATTCTCTCATCATCGTGAAAGTGTAATGCTATAACTGGAAACAATCCTGTATTACCATCGAAGCTTGTTGTCAAAACTTTGTATTTAATGTTCCTCATTTCCCTCTACCTCCATTTCAAATCCAAATACTAAATCACTTAATGCGTCAGCTAATTCATGAGCTTGTTCTATATCTAACGTGTGAAGCTTTATCATTCTTCCATCAGGAAACTTAATTGCAGCCCCACAACCAAATGTTCCGACTCTCATCTCTTTCCATCTACAAAAGGTGCATTCTTCCGGATTAATATGGCACGTACAATGACTACTCATTTCTTCTACCTCCTGAATAAAACCCAAAATTCCGTCAATACTGTAGACAACCCATTAAGTTACTTTCTCCTTGTTCCCCTTGGAGAACCGAGCAGTTAGCTTTTGCTAGCTGCTCTTTTTCTGCAAGTACATCCCATCAATAATTACATCTTTTTCAATCAGTTCTTCTTCCTCCACAAGACCATTACGAACTTTATCAATCGCCTTATCTGCATCAGATGCTTCAACATACGCTTCATACGACTTCGTTTCAGTGAATTCAACACGATATCTTTTCATATCCATTCCTCTTTTCTACAAAATGAAATTTTTATACTAATCTTCTATATAACCCATTCGTTCACCAATAAACCTTGCTATATTGACTGTTAACCCGTTTCCAGCCTGTGCATATAATTGATTCGGTGATGTTACTTCTTTTGCTCGATCAAAGTACTCATCCGGTATGCCCTGTAATCTCCATGATTCTCTTTCTGTGAGCCAATATAACTTCCCGTTACGTAAAGTAGTTTGTTCCCTAGATCTAAGTAATGTTTGTGCCACACCGCGTCCTATGCGACCTCTGCGTGTCTTAGATGTTGGTACTGCTATATTAATAGCGTCACCAACAACGCCAATATCATATCCTTGTTTAGTGGCTTGCCTTACTTTCACATATTCTTTTGTTACTTCTAAAATACAGCTGTTCTTTTCTGTATCAACTAAATATTCGTCGGACACCTGATCCTCTAAGATATCCTGCAATGAATATTCTTTTCCTTCTTTGAGGGATTCCAACCTCTGTTGAGGTGATAACATCCCATTCTGCATCATACCCGACTCCATCCATTTCAGCGAGAATACGGGCAAAGTCCCATCCTTTATTGACTGATAATGTGTTATCAACGTTTTCAAAGAGCAGGTAGGCAGGTTTCTTATGTTCAGGTACTTCTTTGATGAGCCGGATAACTTCTGTAAATAGTCCTGATCGTTCTCCTGCAAGTCCTTTTTGTTTTCCATTTTTGGAAATATCGGTACAAGGAAACCCTGCTGTCCAAATATCAGCCCTCGGAATAGTAGTTCCTTTTGCGTTTCTGATATCATGTTCCGTCCACTCCTTACTAGTGTTATGCATTGCTTCATATGTTTTTCTTGCAGGTTTGTTCCATTCGCAGAAACCAATACAGGTATGCCCTGCTTGTTCTAATCCGATTCTCATCATCCCCACACCTGCGAATAAGTCTATAAAAGTAAGACTCATATCACCACCTCGCTTTCTAATAAAATAGCGTTTTTGTTGAAAATGATGCCCTCATTTTTTTGGACACATTTACCAGTGTTTTTACAAAAAAATTCATGATATGGTTATTTAGTTGAGTACGTCATTACTTGACAATTACCCTTAGGAACCCCGCGGACAAACGGGGTTTCTTTTATTTAAATAACGATTTTTTCTTACTCCTCAACCAGCTAAAACTATGTTAAAATTAATCCATAATTTGTAAGGAGGTATATAAAATGCTCTCACTATATACATGTGTATCTTGTGATCAACCTCTCATACAACACGATGAACATTCGTTTATTCATTACTGTATTAATCCAAATTGCGAAGAAGCAAAACTGCACTTATCTCTGTTGGAAGAGATGGGGTTGTGAACCCTATCTCTTTTTCTATTCAAATACCGATTTTGTCTAAATCCATTCACTACTCTCATACTTTGACATACAATAATAGTGCCTTTCTAAATAATGTGAGTTCGTCACTGTCGTTATAATGAGGTATAAGGAGCGCTCTCGATTAGCGCTCTTTTTATTTAAATAAAGATTTTATTGTACAACTACACATACCTAAACAACATGCATACATTATGGTGTGTATTCATTCAATATAAGTTTTGGTAAGAGAGTTCTTTGGCAAGAGCTCTCTATTTTTAAAATAAGAATTTTGTTTAGTATTCTGTCGAAGCAATGATACATGGATTTGTAATATTATCCCGCTTTATTACCCATTCGAATGACCTTAAAACACACGTTTCTCCACCTCTATGAATTACTGGTTCGATTGTGGCTACTCGTTGTTCTTCGTCAGGTAATTCATCAATGCTGATATGCATTTTGTCTTTCAAACTAACTTCCCCAACAAAATATTCTTCAATTTCCTCCCGATCTATGAATTCCTCATAAAAGTTTTTCGCTTCCTCTTCGTTCTTTGCAGCTACCCAATCGTAATCATTCATTTTAAAAACTTTCATCAGTAGCTCTGGATTCTCATAAACATTTCCTACGACTTCACATTCTTCTGAAACCCAATCAATGTCCTCGTCAATTGGGCTATCCCCTAAATAAAACGAACAATTGCCATACGTTACTTTCCAATGACTATAAGTGGTCGCGGTGTTTTCTGGTGTTTCATACAGTGTAGGTCCTTTTAAAATGTCACCTACATAAATTTCTTTGCCGTTTTTATCCTTTATTCCCGTGTATGGTAACAATGGAGAATAATATTGATCTTCTTTCCCGCCATTCTTCAAAGTGTCTTTTAAGCTATCAAAGTTCAAAATTTCTTCCCAGCTGTACATGATTCGATTTTCTTTACCATATATCCGATATTTAATTTCATTCATATCTCATTCTCCTTTTCTGCCAAATAACTATTTTGTTTTGTTTTTTGACTGTTCAAATGCTTTTTTCTCACAATCTACACATGCTACAATGTCGCCACCTTCATCAAATTGATATATAGACTTTTCTTCAATATCCTTATTTAAAAAGCAAATATCACAATTAAATTGCTGTTTCTTATCCACTAATTCGTCATTGATTTTCTTAGTTAGTTTTACCGTTCCAATATCCTCGTAAGGCTGAGCAATATATCCTTTATCATGTAGGGCTTTAACTACTTCTTGCATATCCTTCCAAGCTTCTGTACCTTGACCGAATTTAATAGTAACCGTATTCATTTTTCATTCCCCTTTACGAATATTCTTTTCCACATTACACATACTATCTACAAGTCAACTTCCCATGACTACACTCTTTTAAAACGGAGCTTGTTCCTCCGGACTGTTTTGGATCGCGGCAGGTAACTTAGTCAATTACCTGCCATTTTCTATTCAAATAACGCTTTTGTTTGGTTTTAATCTTCTACTTGCACAATATTTTCAACAAAGAATACTGGTATTAACTCGACGGATTTGAATCTTCCCCTCACAATGGCACATGCATTAGAATCATAATAAGAACAAAGCACAATTTTCAGATCGCTGATAACATCTTCTACTTTCATGTAAGAATCATTATCATCTTTTACACAATCACCTACTTTGAATTCATTCAGTTCACGCCCTGCATTTTCAAACATCCTGCGACGTTTTTCTTTTTCAATCTCTTCAGGTGTAGCTTTTCTTAAGCATTCAAATGGATAGTGTTGATAACAACCAGATGAATAAAAATCAGTGATTGCAAAATCTAATCCGTCTTTCGTATATTTACCTTTTATTTTGAATGTGTGTTTTAAGGAAGTAACCCAGTCTTCCATTTGTAATGGCTCTTCATAATCTACAAATTCATCGTCAAAGAAAGAATTAATTGTTATATTGCAAGGTCCCGCAAGACCTCCGCACATCATCCAAATTTCCCCTTCATTATATTTATAGGCACTGCCATTATTAGAGTTAGGTGTAATCCAGTTTGTTTTCATACGCTCAATCGCTTTAAATCCTGTATATGTCTCCATTCTTCTAAACTCCTTTTCTATTAAAATGACACTCTTATTCAATTTCTCCTCTATATTTCTTTATTGCTTGATCAATTGCTTCAATACCACTATCTGAACTGTCATACCATTCAACTGCCTTCATCACGCCTTTTAATCTTTCTTGCATTACATCTACCCTTATTAACGACTGTTGAATAGTGTATTTCATATTGAGTACTTCTTTCGCTGCATCTTCATAACCTAACTCAATTAAACGACTTGCCATAGCTTCAAGATCTTCTATTTTTCCATACTCAAACAATTCATTCGCGTCTTTAAAACATAAATAGTTAAAACTTCCGCCACTCATATTTTCACTTCTCCTTTTGTACAAAATTCAAATTTTGTCTTACTTTACGCCTGTACTTCCAAATCCGCCTGTACCACGATCACTATCTGAAAGCTTGTCCGCTTCAACGAAATGAGCTGTTACTACTGGCGCTATGACACCTTGAGCTATGCGAGTTCCCTTCTCAATTACATGAGCTTTCATATTCAAACTTATTTGTCTCTCAGTATTATCAACTAATACCCCAATTTCTCCACGGTATCCACTATCCACCGTACCAAGGGCAACTCTTAACTTTGTATTGCGTGTCATACCACTTCGTGGACGCACCTGTAATTCATATCCTGGCGGAATTTCAAAAGCTAATCCAGTTGGCACAACCTTTGTTTCTCCTGGCCATATAACCGTGTCCTCTGCTGCTACTAGATCAAAACCAGCATCACCAGGTTTAGCATATTTAGGTAGTTCCACATCTTTCAAACGCTTTATTTTCACTCGTAAATTCATTCAATTCCGCTCCTTATAGGCAATTTAATAATGTTTCTCTACGCCATTTTAATTCTTCTATCTTTTTCTTTGTCTTTTCTCTTTCAACATCCATCATTACTAGATGATATTCGTACTTATTTATTTCTTCTTGATTAGATATAATCTCGCTTTTGACTTGTACGATTGTTTCTTTCTTCACGCAATCCCTCCTAGAATCCTAATTCATCTTCAAACTCTTTCCTTTCGAATCCCGCAAGTACATTCCCGCTTGGGAATACCGTTACTGGCGCTGCGGTATATCCGTAAGTATCAAACTCTTTTCTGTATTCTTCTTTTTCCTCTATGTTTCTCTCTTCAAATTCAACTTGCGCTGCCTTTAATCCGAATTTCACGTGCATACAGTTAGGACAATTGTTTTTCGTGTAAACGATGATCTTAGTTACCATTCTCTTCAGTCTCCTTTGCTTCCATTAATAATTGAGTTACTTCAAAAGTTCCATGCTCTGTATATTTCATTGTTCTTCCTCCTTGTATTTAGATAAGATAGTTGCTAATGCTATTGCCGTTCCTTCATTTGCAATCCATTGCCCTTTGTAATACCCAGCAAGTCCTAAATCCTCGTTATCATAAGCTTTATCCGCTTCTTTTCTGTTCTCTACTGCTGATAACTGTAACTGTTCGATATACTCTTCAATCGCTTCTCTCATTCTCCCCATCTCCTTTTAGTAGCCCCGCCAGTTCCTCGCAACTCCCTTCAAATAAGTCGCGCCCATCCGGTAGCTTAAATATATTCCTCTGAATCAATTTTTCTATTAACCTGTCTTTCTCGCTCATGTTGCCTCCCTAGCTAGCTAGTTTGTTTCTTCTTATACCTACGTGGTGGTTTTGTTGCCGCTTTTATTTCACTCCATCCAAGCGAAAGTCTTTTAAGATATGTGTGATATGCAATTCCATTCTTTTTGGCTAACTCCACATAATATTTATCAAATTTACCTAATGGTTGTGTTATCGCTCTTTTTATATCCCAATCAAGAGAGTTAACACGAACATCTACATTGTTTTTTCTAATTCCGTTCCTTTTGGCTATTTCATAGTCTTCCCATGTTGGTACAGGTTTGTATTTCATTTACCCGTCACCTTCTTTTTTCTTACTGGTTTTGTCGCCGCTTTATGATGATCCCAACCGAGTTTTCTCCTTTGATGAAAAAGCTCCACTTTTATTCCGTTGGCCTTTGCTAATTTAAGCCATTTATGATTTTCACCTTCGTATTCATGCCTAACCGTTCTGGGTGGCGCGGTTAAGGCTTCCTCTAGTTCCCATTTATCAGATATATATAGGCGATAATATAATGTTTTTGTACCTATTCCATTAGCTTTTGCCATTGCTCGTTCCTCATCAGTAAGCCAACGATCTAAAGCCATGTTCTCCCTCCTAATCTAGTGCTAAAAATTCAGCCCTTGTACGATTTGAACGTTTTATCTCAATCTTCTGAATACCCTTCCCGTGTTCTTCTAACGCTGCATTCCATGCCTTGCTTTCAGTATTAGTATCAAAGCAATCCATCTTTTGCTTTTCGTCTTGATCGTAGAAATGAACCTCGTATGACGTTATGACGCTAGGCTTTGCTAGGAATTGTTCGGCCGTGCTCTTAGCTGTATAGTCAAAACTTCCTACCACATCCTCAAGCGTTAGTTGCTTCATGCCCCTAACCCCATTGGACGGGATTGTATCTCGTTCTTATCCGCTTGATCCATTATTAGTGCTGCGATTTCTAACTGGTGTCTTCCCAGTTCTTTTGCAATTTCGATAATATTTTTATTCTCTTTCCACATTTCTTGTAATCGAATTACTTCACTTTCATCAAATACCAGATCCAGTTCTTCTAAAGCGATATACATGTTACGACGCGAGTTCTTCATGTACTTCCTTTGCTGCGCTGCTATTGTGTAATTCTCCTTTTCCAAATCCGTTCCAAGTCTTGGCATCCCATTTCCCCTCCAGTTGTAATTGATGAATCGCTTTTAACTCCGCCATAACGGCATGACGCTTTTTATCTACTTCTTCAGGTGTCTGGTTCGCCGCTTCGCAAACGCATGGTCCAAATTGATACATTCCCATTCCAATGTCGTTCTGAATTACTCCCGTTCCATTACATGCACACATCTTAATTCCCCCTTTTAAAATGGTAATGCCTTTCTTCTGTAATCCTTTGTATCTTTGAAAACAAGCGCTTTAAAGTTGTTGAAGATACGCGATACAATTCGTTCATCATATGCGCCCTCTAAACGTTCTCCTGTAAGGTTTGTCGTGAAGATAGTAGATTTACCTTGCCTACCATCGAAAACATCGAATAGTACCCTATTA